ATGGTTATTTGGAAGCCAGGCGTACTAAGCGGGCAAATCGACGCAAAGGGGGAACGGGGGGAGGGCCCGTGGTATCACTGACTGCGTCCTCGAGCTTCCAGCGGGTCAGCTAAGCATCTCCGGCATGGTCAAACCGCAACTTTGAAACCCACAGCTGCCCGTAGGGGTGTCATCGTTTGATATCAAATTGAAAGCGATCCAGCCAGACATGAGAGGAATGCGTATGGTTTATCTTTCGATTCTACCAGCGGATAGGTTGGTTGGCAATATATTACTACCTGCTACGTACCTACGGGTAACTGAAAGCCTGGCAGCTGGGTAGTGGTCATCGTCTAACGGAACGTGGCGTAGGAAGTAGCGTTGCACGGTTGGCGTTCCTTCCTAAACCGTCATGAGAATGAACCTTAGAGACTACAGTGATTTAGATATACATACGCGTTACCTATATAGCTTGAGCTGAGGGTGTTATAGCTAGTTGTATCTATTTCGTTGTCCAATATAGTGATTAGGAGGTGTGATCTATTCATTTTAATCCCCACACGAAGCCGTCATACCTATTCGCCCTTACCAATCCACAGCCAATTTGAATACAAGCTATATAGAAGACTCCGGTCGTAAGAAAACAGTGGATTGATATCAGACTCCTATGTACTATAGGCAGCGTAGGGTTGTAGTTGAGCTATGAGAGCATTTACCTGTTCGGGAGTTAATCTCAGGGTAGCATCAAGGTATTCGTTTACCAGTAACAGAGCGCAAGCGTATCCTTTATCCTCTGAGGGTGTGACAGTAATGCTAGTGGGTTCACTTGGATTGACTTTCATCTTTATTCCTCCCGAGCGACATTACGATATGAGATTTAGGGTGGGTGGTAACGTTGGTGAATTGTAGATCGTTTACGCTAATGAGTTCGATGTGTTGTCCGGTAAATGGACAGTCAGGTATTAGGCATGGTATTAACTCAACGGTGAGAGGTAAGCGATTGGGATGCGTTTCTAATACCCAACCAACACCATGACAGAGTGTGCAGGTGTTCATAATCTGATGGTGAATGGACGACCTTCAGTAATAGAGGGATTGTGAATATTGAGAGTGTAGTTGATGCTTAGTGAGTCGCCATTCCTTAGCTTAGGCTGGGGAGATAGAGTTTTGCGAAGGCGTTTCCTTATCAGTTTCCCACTCGCGGTCTTCATTACAGTGGTGATGCAAACAGAGATAGCATCAAGTGGAGTTTCGGAGATTGGTAGAGTTAACCGTTCGGTTGTCTGCATGTTACTCCTTATCGATCCACGATGTGAATTTCTTGATCTCGGATGCGGTTGGGAACTTCCCAGTGAAGCAGAATCCACGATCGTCGATGATCATCCAGAAGGGTATCTTGTGTAACGGGAAGCCTATCTTAGCGATTTCCTCTGAGGATAGTCCAAAGCGTTCTAACCAGAACTTCATGGCATCGATTCCACCTTCCTGATGGTTACGGGCTGATAGAATGTTGATTGACAGTTCTGGATCCTTTAGCATTTCCCTCAGCCACTCGATTGCTCCCTCTGTGGGTTCATCGAGAACGACTTTAGCATTGAACTCATAACTCCACCCACTCTTGTACGAATGGAGAGTACCATCGAAATCAACAAGGATAACTTTCTTGTGGTGCACTTGATCCCTCCAGAGTTTCAGATTCGAAGATCTTCATCGGATCGAGTAGTTTCAATCCCGTTTTAACTCCAGCGACATGCATAGCAGGAGTAGATGAGTAAATCCAGTTCAGGTTAACGATATCCTGATCAGTAGGTTCGACTTCCATCTTATCGAGCATGGGTAGAATGCATTTTCTACCAAACAACCAAGGCATAGTCGATTCACCAACGATCTCCATACTCTCTTTCGACATGCCTGCGTTGTCACTCGATTCCATAAATATGCTGCGTACCCTCTGAGCAGTGATTCGAAACTTAGTAATGTACGCTTTACGTTCTTCGATGTTCATTTCTTCTCCCCCACTAGCGCAACCTTGGTTACGTAGTTGACTGGTTGTCGTTCATACGTGACGCTAAGCTTATCGAGTGTAGCGAAAACATTAACACCCATCGCTTCTGGTATCAGTGTGAAGACGTAGTTCTCTGGTTTAGCGTAATCATCAAGCCAGAGACCAATCAATCGTTTCTGTAATGTTCGTACCTTCGGTTGCCAATACAATAAGCATCGGGCCTGTCTATCAGACAACTTCGGATGCAATCTTTTCATTTTCTCCACGTGGCTTGCTAAATCGAACCGTACAATAATGAATCGTGTAGCTGATGAGTTCAGGTTGATAAACTTGTCTACGGTTACAACGTTCGGTGGACATGATGCATGCAGTCCATAATTAGGACAACCCTTCGGATGTTCGGGATAGGGTAAACAGCACCACTTACGTGCATCCATATCGATAACGAGATGATCACGTACAGAGTGGATACTGCTTTCGAGATCCATTATCCGAAACTCCTTCCACACTCTTTGCATACTGGCTTAGGTTTGAACTCTGGAACGTGTTCATCTGAAGTGTACACAGCACGAAACTCAGCAGGTGGTGTATGAGATGAACGGATGGCAACAATCTTCACTCCAGGTTTGAAATCTCGTATTCCTACGATCTCCCATCCATCGAAGTCCTGTTTCGATTCTGCAACCCAGTTACCTTGTTCCTTCTTCATAAGACGTTCTCCACTACGACAAAGTGTTTTGGATCGTAGTACAGTATCAATGTGTTGGGTGGAACCTCTTCACTCGCCCTAACTGGAATACCCATACACGTATCCTCTGAAACCTTAGTCTCACACCCCATTGCTGAAAGCAATCCATTCAATCGTGCTTTCGCTTTATGCCAATCGTCAGGGTTGATACGTATCTCCCTAAAGACAGGATCGGGACACATTTCTTTAACCCTATTGATTGCTCGATCGAGAATGTCAAGTGTAAGTTCTTCTGCCATTAGTTCATTATACCACTCATGCGGTATACCAAAGGCAATCCGTACTGTTCCTTTGCTTCGTGTGAAGTGCAAAGTAACTCGAGTAACTCTCTCATGGGTAGCGGTTCGATCAACTTCCGAATCGAGAGATCGGCTACACTAATAACACCAGCTGAGACGAGGTTCACTACAATTCGACAAGCGATATCTTCTCTCTGGGTTTCGTATGCTGTTAAGTCGAGAGCCTGATTCTCCATCACTACACCTTCTTGGATGCATCACGTATACGTTGCTGAAGGGAACCAATACGGGTAGCCTTCAGTTTCGGATCCGCTACGTTCTTCTTGTGTTGAGGTGACTGTTCGTGTTCTTCCCAATTCTCGACCATCTCTCCACACAGACCGCAATGGACTTTCTTTATAGGTTCCATAGGCCCCTCCTAGTTCTTATTGAAATCGGTTGAATGTGCTACGAGTCTGCCGTTAGTACGTATCTGGGTGAGTGCTAACTTCTCGGGTTGTGTTAGCATGTTCAGATCCTGCTTCAGCTTCAAAGCATCAAGGCAGTCTTCTAACTCCCTTACATACAGAGGACATTCTTCGTACTTGCACGTTGTTCCTGTCTTCGAGCAATACATTCCTCTACCTCCCGTTCAATTTTATTATACGGGAGAACGGTGGTAATATCAAGGCACTAGTTTTTACTGGGCTTCAGTTCGATCTCCTTGATAGTAACGTCTTTGACTTCGAGTACCATACCTATCGAGCTAGCTGTCAGTTTCATCCTCTCGGTATCGAAAGCAACTAGCAAGATAAATAGTGTCTCTGGGCAATCACAATCAAGTCCGATCGTCCTTCCACTAATCTTTACGAACAGATGAACAGGTTTCCCACAGAGGTCGCACTTCTCTTTGCATTCGGTTTCCTCTGTCCTCGTCACGTCAAAGCTCTCCTCAAGTAACCTTATCAGTTTCTCTAGGTACTCCGGATTCGCTTGCATCCCACACCTCCACTTCCTTCATTTCTATCGGCTGTCCTGCTAGACACTGAGGATGAACAGGACACAGTGAACATGTCTTGCCCGAAAACGCTTTCGGATTCTCGTAACACTCAGGAGCGAGATACAGAGTCGTTGCGTGTAACCTTACGTACGGCTTTATTTCCTTCCCCATTACTTCGCCTGGTATATGAACAGAATGTGACAATTGGGACACTGTACACCCATTCGACCATCGGGTAGCTTTTGGCATATGAAGTGAAACGGAAACGCTTCCTTCTTCAAATGCAACTCATCACCGAAACACTGGTGGTCGAACTCAAGGGTATGAATTATCTGCTCAACTATTGGTGTTCCTCTCATATTCCTACTCCTCGAATGAATACGTCAGATTTATATATAACCCCGTGGTTTATCTTCCGTTTTTACCAGGGGATTCCTTACTAGCTGTATATTTGTGTAGCTCCAAAATACCCAATTCCTTTATCTTTGGGGCATACGTCGGTTTCAGATACACGTCAACGAAGTTTTGGTACGTTGTAATGTAAGCAACGTTATGGGGTAAGTCACGAGGCTCAACTGAGAACATCATGTAGTACGCTTCGTGTTTGACTAGTGTAATCGGAGAACAGAGCGAGTAGGGAAACGCAACTAACCATGGTTGGAAGTTGCGTGCGAAGATGAGTAATGGTATCTTGTCGAAGCTCTCTTGAGCCTGTTGGGCTGCTTTGCCATACCATTCCTTAATGATGTGCTTGTTACCGGTCTTGAGTAATCCTTCTATCTGCCACCCTTCTTGTTTCTTGCACTCAATCAAAAAGGGCCAGATGGCTGAGAGCTTGTCTGCTGCAACGATATCTCCCTTCCATTGTATACGTGCACCACTATCGGGTGCTCTCGGAAGGAAGCGCTGTTGATCGAATCCACCTAGATCCTTAGCGAGTTGCTTTGCAACGATTAGCTCCCAACCACAACCTTTATCTCGACATCCACCTGGCCTCATATTTCACCTCTAGTCAGGCAGTTTCTTCGTTGGCCATTTCTCCATCGCTTCGGCTTGAGCGAGAATGCTTGCAGTTCCCTCTTCATCGCCTGTAGCTCTCTTGTACTGAGAGGCATAGAATTTCACTACACCCGCAGCAAGTTTGTCTTGCGCGCGAAGTACGAATAAAGGTTCCGCATCAGGTACCTTCTTCTTTTCGAGTGTAACCTTTCCGTACTTTCCATCAACACCCATAATGAAACCTCCTGTCGATAATATATTATACCGTGCCGAACACAACCGGGACGCGTTCTGCAAACTCGATATGCAACGGATGCATAACCTCAACCATCTGAGGATGTGCCTTCTCACTATCACGCAATCTAAATATGTGACGCCATTCTCTTAGGTTGTGCGTGGCAACCAGTTGAGTCTTTGTACCTTGTGGTAACCACCATCGTGCTTTCTCAGGACGCTCCTTACCAGTTCCTTTATCTGCCCAGATCTTCAACCACTTCAGGTATAAGGCTTCTTCAATCTCGGCGTCGTGAATGAACTCTTGCATCTCGTCTTCGGGTGCATCGATCATCCAAGGTGGAATGATAAACCTTACCCCTTTCTTGCCATAGTTACAGTACCGAGTTGATTCCTGAGAGTAGCTTGCGATACGATGCCTTACCCATTCATGAGAGACACCACGATCGCATGTAATGATAACTGTTACTCCGAGGTGCTCGATTACACTCTCGTGTCCACGATCGATAATGTTGCGAATGAACTTCGCTCCCGACTCAGCAGTCTCTCCAGGCTTGGATTGATAGCAAACCTTCCCATACCGTTCAAGCAATCGAAGGATGCGCGTCTGATCAAGCATCAGTTCGGGTTCCATTATTTCGTAACCGGGTTTGACAAGTTCCATTACGTTGCTGCCTCCTCTACTCGATCCATATACTTTCGGAAGGCCTTCTCTAGAACCTCGGGTTTGCAATATTGGTGGTCGCCTAGATCGATCATGCCTTTATCGTTAACCTTAAACATGGCTGTGATCTCTAATGCCTTCCTCGGGGAGTTCTTTTCAAACTCATCCTCTTCGTTCGCAACCATCAGGTCGATATAGTTTACCATATCGTCCAGAGTATCAGTTCTGCTTTCGTTCTGTGGGGGCCTGTTGCTATGCTTCAGATTCGCATCTCGTACCTGTTTCAATACGAACAACATATTGGCTACACCACTACCGGTATGGCCAGTAAAGTTATCGATCTCGAGCTCATTTGCAATCGCGGCTACCTTCTTGAAGGATGACAGACGATCCTGGTCTACCTTATCGTAGTCACTACCCTTCTTGAACAGGAGGTTCTTGCATCGAGTGATCCGATCCTCTACCAGTTTCAGAAATCGATCGTTCTTCATCCCTTGCTGACTCCTTCTTAAAATACTCAACCCACTCGCTCGATGTTTTGCAAATGGGTACTTCTAATTTGTCTGGAAGGTGTTTGGATTCTTCAACCGTCATTACTCTTGCTGGGGGCATGTTGTATAGTCGTAGGAGAGTATGGTCTAGTCCTACAGTTACATATGCTTCTGCTAACCTTCTCAGATCACCTTGACGATTCTGGGTAAAGCAGTTTTGCATCTTGTAATCCTGAATCAACTGGGCTGCCCTTCCTAATGAGGATGCCTTTAACTCACGTAACGTTTGATCGAGCTCCAGACGAAGCATATCCTCATTCATGCGCCACTGCTTCTCTGTAACTGTCTCACGTCCAATTTCCTGAAGACCAAGAAAGCCTCCCATCGTACGATGTACGCGAGTACTCTCTTCGAGCTTGTAAGTTCGCTCAGCCGGAATCATGTACGATAGACGAACACCCTCGGGAGTCATCATCGTAACACCCGTATCTGTAATATAGGTTGATGGTTCAACTTCATCCAGACTCTTTGCTCCAGCTCGTACGTATCCGGAAACCCTTATGGTCTTCCAGCAAGGAAACTCAGTCTTGAGTCTTTCCGTATCCGTCACGAGTATGGGTGTGAGCGAAGCACTCTTTACCTTCAGACCAGTAATCTGTTGGATCCTTCGCTCCAGAAGCATTACATCTGGTATGTCGTTGAGTTTACCCATCTACTATCTCCTGTTGGGCAATACAATGCCTGGTTTAACGATTTGAGGTTGCTTCGCCGTAGCCTGTTGCTGAGCGATCATCTCCTGCTGGATCCAGGTTTCTTGTCTTGTGAATGTTCCGAGATCACTCATGTGAGCGATCAACGATCTCATCTGACCAACCCAGGCTAGAGACATATTTGCGAAATGATACTGGAAGACGGTTGAGTCATCAGGATTCCAGATGATAAGCATCAAGGGTAGCTTATAGTCACCGTGCTCACATACGTGCTGGGTAACTGCTTCGGTTAACTCAGCTTCCTTCGCTGATGCATTCTTCCAACCCAATGTCGGAACAGCAAAGGGATCGTTACCGGTACTCTTGACTGCAGATTTGATTAGTCCATTCAACCATCCGACCAAGGCATCGTATTGACCAACCCAACCCTTACTCTGGTTCATGGCTATCAACGCGAATCTTGCGGATTCTGTGCCCTTCCAGGCAACCAAAAGCATTTGCCTTTTATCGGTTACATCGAAGGCACTCTCGATCGCTTCCTGGATCTGCTTCACCTCGATCCTGGATCGAAGCTCAACCATTCTGGGTGTGATGCGTTCGTTAGTTTTGTCCATTTTCCTCTCCTATTTTTGATACGCCATTCTTTTTCGTTACGTGTGCAATGTTATCGAAGTACATTTGTAACTCTGGATTATGTGAGATGACGAACACCGAATCCTTGTGGGACAATTCCTGCTTCAACAGCTCGATAAACCTCTCTAGTCCCTCAGTGTCTAAGTTAGACGTCACTTCATCGAAGAACGCGATTCCTAACGCTCTTCGGTGACGACTAGCAATTAGTTCTTGCAAGGCTAATGCTAGACACAGATTGATCCTTTGACGTTCACCTGCTGATGCTCCATTGAAAATATCTTCACCAACTCCGTTCAGAACTTGGATGGACATCTTCTCACGTGCCTCTCCGGTCTTGAGTTGTGACTGTGTGGAGACAATGATTCGATATTCGTCACCTAACATGATCCGTCCAAACTTATTGGCACTCTGTTCGAGTAACGGCGTGACGTTGTCGAGTATGAAAGATTTAAGTCCTTGATTGGAAAATCCCTTCTCCCAGAACTGGAAATAAGGAAGTAGAGCCTTGTTAGCTTCGTTTTTACCCTGGAGTGTCTTTAGCCTGTCATCTAAATCCACCAGCTCATCTTGTTTCTTGAAATACAGGTCTTGATACTCAGGCTTCTCTTCGCGAGCCTTCAATAACTGCATCTGGATGTCGCGATAGCGTGCAGACATCTGTCCACGCTTCTCGTCATCCTTCTGCGCAAGGTTAATAGCGGATTGGGCTTGCACCTTCGACAGATTCAATCGAGAGATTTGGTCGTCGTACTGTCTGAACTGTGCATCCCTATCGGATAGTTGCTTACGCAAGTCTCTCAGTTGCACCAGATCGACATTACCCTGAGAGAGTTGTTGGCGCAGTGATATGATAGACTCATTGATCTGGTCGATCAGCTTCGTCTTTTCTTCGACAGACAATGGCTTCTCGCAAAGTGGACAATCAGCACCTTCGGTACTCTCAAGATATTCAAGGCGCTCGGTCTCTGCCCCAATTTGAAGCTCGATTGTTTGAAGCTCACTTCTCTTGCGTACCTCCTCGTCATTCTTCTGGAGTATGGCTGAGCGAACTACTTCGCGTTTCTGCAATTGTAATTGTAACTTCGTAAGCTGCTCGTCGATGCGCCCTATCTCTGCTTTCTTCGCAGCGATAGTTTCTTCCTGCTTGACGATCATCTCATCGGACTCTTGCTGTATGGCTGTTAGTTTGTTTTGCAATTCGGTAACGGATGCTTGTCTACGATTCTCATAGTTCGCAATGCGTTCCTTTAGCTGTGCAGCCTCTTCCGCAACCTTTCGCATCTGCCCATCGAGTATCTCTATCTCGCGCGTGTCGGTTGAGATGTCCTTCTCGACTTGACGTTTTCTTTTTCTCGCCTCTTCCAAACACTTCTCGAGCGACTGCAATCCGAGAATCAAATCGAGTACATGTTTCCGATCTGCATCGGTGGCATTCGTAAAGTACGTAACCATCCCTTGTCCGAGAACCAGAGTCTGGATGGCTGTATCGAAGTCCAATCCTAAGATGGCGTCGATCTTCTTCTGAGTGTCTGCTACTGATGAACCTGTTAAGTCGATCTCTTGCTCCCCAGATGGATCTTCTCGTGTGGGCCCCTTACCTGAGATAAGGTGTAACTCGTTTTGGAACCGCCTGTGCTTTCGATATCGCTCAACCACATACATGACACCGTCGTCGTCTATAAACGAGACCTTTGAGAAGCAATCCTTCCCTGTGGCCCTGTTAACGATATCGTCGGAGGCAATTCCTCGTAAGGTTTGCCCCCAGAGAGCAAATGTAAACGCGTCTATGAGGGATGTCTTTCCAGAACCATTACTGCTAGCGGCGTCTGAATCGCTGTTCTGTCCCAATATCAACATTAAACCGCGGTTGCTTAAATTGAACCGCAATTCCTTATACGACATAAAATTCTGTGCAACGACTTCGGTGAACTTCATCTACACCCCTCTTGCCTTCTACAGTAATTCAACGACGGTTCGAAGTGAGGTACCAGAGTGAGTAACGGTTTGTCCTTTTCCTCGATCCCGTTCCTGAAGTGGTAGGTGTTGCAACAGTACTTGTGGCGGAGTACTCTTAGCGCTTCGAATTGCTTATCCGTTACGTTGCACATACACTTTCCACATTGGGGACAGTATATACCGTGGCAGGTATCACAAGTCTTTGTCTCGGCGATTGGCATGGCATATCCACACCAGTAACATGGGTGAGCTTCATTGCTAAAGTCACGTTTCCGCTTCGCTCTAACACAAGCTGGACTACCCCACACGTGTTTCTTTCTACTGTCCAACTGCTCTCACGATCTCCCTACCAACTTTTATCAGTTCTTCTTTATTATACCCCTCGGTCGGTACTACGTCAGACTTAACGTATTGCTCAATCAACTCATCCGTTCCCATTGCGATGCTCAACTCTGTTCGCTTCTGGAAGGAAACGGGTTTCTCAACTTCAACCACCAATGAACTCGGCTTAACAGCGAGCACTGTCTGCTTCACCTCGTCGATATTAGTTCCGTCTCGCACGTATACCTTTACGATATTCCCCTCGATGGCTTCCCATATCTCGGGCTTGCCATCCTTAAAATCTTTCCACTCAACGCTTACGAACTTTGGTGCCTTCACCTCAACGAACTTCACTGTATGGTTCCTGAAGTTGACATCCAGAAATCCTTTCGGATCATTCACGTCAGCGAACGTTAACGGATACAGACAACCTGGATACATTATATTGAGTCCCAACCACTGCCTCATGTGGTAGTGGCCAGAGAACACATATTCAAAGTTACGCCACAACAGGTCTTCTTTCTTCAACGACTCGTACAAAGTGATATCGCCCAGTGCGAAAGCACCATCTATACCCTGATGCAATAGTAGTACCTTAGGATTAGGTCCGCTGGCGAATTCTTTGATGTGGGCTTTGACTTCTTCTGCGTTGCTGCTAAATGGAATACCACAAAAGTCAATTCCGAGCTTCCTTACAGTTCTAGGAGTATCGATAACTTCGGCGAATCGACTAAATGTCTGTATGGAATGTATATTGCCGTACATAGAGGCGAGATCATGGTTGCCCACTACCATTACAAGTTCGGCAACTTTACTCAGCCTCTCGTACGCTTCAAAGGTTTGGTTAAACACGCTAACACTTACAAGTCCTCGAGCCTGAAAGACGTCACCCAGAAAGAGTATCAATTCAATGCCGTGAGACTTAGCGTAGGACTCAACCTGAGCGATTGCATTTAGCCCATCCTCTAGCCGAGAGTTATTTCCACTCGGCAGTGTAACGCTATGGGACTGATAATTGTGTGTATGGGCATCTGCAAATACTATCGCTCTCAATTCAGTACCTCATCTAAGAACTTCGGTAATTTCTCTTCCAACAGTTTTTGCTTCTCCTCGAGTCGTTTCGGAAAGGTGTCATCCTGGGGCAAATCAAGCGCAACCAACTGTACTACGGCTTTACTGATCTTGAGTAGCAGGCTCGCCCTCAGTAGTGACAGTTGCAATTCCCTCTTCGCTTGCATGGATCTCTGCTGCACGTAGTGCCTCCTCGACCATTCCTTCTAAATCAATTTTCAGCTCGGCAAGTTTTACTTTGGCGTCTCTTGCCATGAATCCTGGGTTCTTACCAATCTTGTAATAGGAACCCGCGAGGTTCACAATCCCTAGCTTCATCCCGAGCTTCAGTAAAGATTCGGTCGAATCGATACCGTGCTTGAAATCGATAAGGAATTCGGCTTCCTTAAAAGGAGGCCCGATCTTGTTCTTTATCACCTTAGCCCTTACTTTAATGGCATAGGCTTCTTTCGTTGCTTCTTTCGTGAGAATATCGATCCTGGCAAGATCGATCACTACTGAAGAGTGGAACATCAGTGGATGTTCTGCGATCATCGTTACGGGTGAGCCAAAGGTAACACCAACGTTGTCTCTCACCTGATTAACGAAGACCATGCAGATCCTTTGCTTGGCTAATTTCTTAACCATGTTCCGCATTCCCTGTGAAACGAGTTTGGCTGGAAGTCCGTATGTCGAATCTCCAACCTCACCCTTCAACTCTGCTTCCGGTGGTGTTGATGCAACTGAGTCCCATACGATCGTCACAAGACGTTCCTGATGTGATGCGCGTATGGTATCAACCATCTCGTTCATCTGACCCCAAGCCTGTTCCATAGTATCAGGTTGACCTACTATCAGGTTAGGCAGATCGATTCCTAAAGCTCTCGCTCTATCGGGATCGTAGCTGTACTCCGTATCAAGGAGTACAGCTATCCCACCACGTCGTTGTGTTTCAGCAAGGACATGAGTTGCCAGTGCAGTTTTACCTGAGCTCTCCTTTCCTCGTATACAAGTGATACGACCTACGGGAAAGCCTTTACCACCACTGATTGCCCAATCGAGCATTCGGCATTGTGTGCTGACCCAATCTTTGATGACTGAATCAGCTTCGCGTTCTCCCATCGTCAGTACCGAATCTTTGCCGAACTTCTTCGTTACTGCACCTACGATGGAATTGATATCTGCACTAAGCTTCTCGTCTGCCATTTATCTATCCTTCGGCTTTCAATTTGCTTGCCAGCTGAGATGAAGCCGGTTGTCTCATCGGTTGCCTGGCTGGAGTTTTCGGTTTCGGATTCATTATCTCATCGCACCCTTTCTGAACGGCGCAATGTTGGCAGGCCGGATCGGTTGTATCAAGGAGCTTACCATAACAGGTAGGCATCTCAGATGTCGCTTCAGAAACGGCTGCACCAACCTCATCACCAATCGCTGGAGGTTCTTCTGAGGCGGGTTCTTCAACGACGGTCTGAGTAGGAGGTTTTGCAGCAACTGCTGGTTTAACCGCCTGAACAGGTGGTTTCGTTGCAGTACCTTGAGTCTTGCCGGGTGAGACACTCACAGGTGGTTTAGCAGCCTGCGGAGACGCTTTCGTTCCAGTTGTACCGGGTTGAGCTTTCGCGCCTGGTCTATTCGAAGCTGGTGTCGGTCCATCGAATTGATCGGCCGCATCTTCGGCACTCATGCCTTCGTAGATCGCCTGCATCTGTTCGTAGGACGTTGTCTTCACGAAGCTGTCCAGGTTCTTCAGATTCGAAAGCAAATCCATATTCGGAATAGCGGTCGGATTCTTTCTCGCTCTGACCTGATACTTCGTATTCTCCCGGGTTGAGCCTTCGCGCTCGATAACGATATCGTAACCTGTTTCGGGATGGGTTATATCACCCCAGTCCGGATCGGCAAAGTAGGCAAGTAAGTCCTGAAGGATCTTGATGCCGCAGGTGTAAACCTGAACGCCCTTGTCAACGTTATCCAGGTCGACGATGTTCAGATAGACGCGAGTGTTCGCTCTGATCTCGCTGGCTGCCGATTGATCTCTCGGATCCTGGCTCTGCTGTAATCGTGCATAGGCTTCGCAAATGTAACAGGGTTTATCGAGTTCCTTCTTCAGGCATACAACCATTTTCGAATCAGGTCCGACATTCCAGTGAACGGCCGTCTCTCTCCAGAAGAGTTTCCCTTCAGCCCATGGAGGCAAGATACGGATTAAGTTCCGACCTGCTTTAGGCGTCCAGAAGTCTCCACCTGTCTGAGATTTGATTCTCTCGTACTGGCCAAGTACGGAATCGATATTCGTTGGATGATATGTTGGGCCACCATTCTGTACCATATTATTCCTCTCCTTATAAAATTATTGCTTAACGGGTTGACGTATTGGTTGGCGTACTGGGGGTGAGCTAAACTGCTGGTCAGTCGCAACGACCTTCTTATCACGAAGCTCAACTCGGTTACCCTCATATGAGAGTCCTGGAGCGAGGGCTTTGATCATGTCTGCTCTCTGTGCGAATGACCAGGTGGCAGCTTCGAGAACTCCCACCTTGTACTTGAGTTCATAAACATCGGTGGTCTTCTTTTGCCACTCAGGATCGCGTTTGATCATTGCGTTCATCTGCGCTTCTGTTATCTTTCCACCTGCTGCCTCCTCACGAAACTTTCGATCGAGTTCGGCTTCGTAGACATCTAACGCCATCTTCGCTTTATTGTACTGAAGACGTGTCAGCTCTGTTAACGATGCCCACCATGCATACAGTTGTGGCTGGTTCTCCATTTCCTCGGAGATATTGCTTCGATCGACTTTGAGGTCGAACATTATATCTCCTTCGTAGAGTCCGTAGTCTGGATGCACAATGCTCACTTTTAGGATCGTGCTGTTCTTATCGATTGCCATTTCTGCTCCTCACATCTATATTATACGCTAGGTGCACTTAGAGTACCCACAGGCCGGACAATGTAGACACCCTTCTTGCATTATCAGCTTAGTGGAACACTCAGGACAGAATCCAGGTACGCCCATTACTTCTTCTTCCCTCTCCTTCTTCTTCAAGGGTTGGCTGAGGGCTAAGGATCGACCTGACGTCACATCCTCATGCGTATCCGACCATCTCTTCATTGCCTTCGCAATAGCATCTGAGCAAGAGAGTACTGCCTTATTCTCACCATCGAAAGCAAACTGCTGACAGCGATTACCTGAGAGGTGTTTGATTATGACTTCGTGTGAAACTCCAGCACGAAGTGCGATCGAAACGAGTCTCGCAACTGATTCGATCCAGGAACTGATACACGCACCAGACTTACCAGAGGTTACCAATATCTCACGCAACCCATCTTTGTCTGAGTTAAGTGTGACGTACATCTGGCCACAACCGGTAGGACACTCTTCAGTGTATCCTTGAATGATACGTGGTCTAACTCTAACGGCTGCGGTTCCTTCTTCGGATGCTCTCGGATTTGCCCCATCCCGTTCAATAATTTGTGTCGCCCGACTCCCATCTCTGTAAACCGTGATGGATTTGCATCCCGTTTTATATGCGAGCATAAAAGCGTTGTTGACATCTTCCTCGGTAGCATCATTCGTCATGTTAATTGTCTTACTGATGCCCGAGTCGATATACTTTTGAAACTCTCCCTGAATGCGTACATGATTGGCTGGCGAGATGTCCAGTGTGGTTAACAATACGCGTTTCCAATCATCGGGTAGCTTCTTCTTGATCTCGGCGTCGTTAGATCCGTTAGTATCGACTTGCAGATACTTTAATACCGCAGCAACTGCCTTGTTCCAAATTCGCATGTGTCCCACGCCCACTACATCTCGTTCGTATGAGAAAGCAAAGAGGGGCTCGATACCGGCAGAACAATCTGCTAACAGCGAACAGGTACCAGTTGGAGCAATAGTCGTAACTGCCAAATTGCGTAACGAAGCCTCATCCTTCAACAGAGTATCGGGTTGCTTCGGAAACGCTCCCCTCTCCTTTCCTAAAGCGAGATTCGTCCTCCAGGCCGTTTCTCTAAACTTAGAGCCCACCTCGTTAACAAACTGGAAAGCCTTCTGACTGTCGTATGGTATCTTCATCAGGATCAAGGCATCGGCAAATCCCATAAGTCCTAAGCCGATACGCCGATACGCCTTCACCATCTTGGTTATCTGAGGAAGTGGGTATTTGCATACATCAATCACATCGTCGAGAAACCTTACGGCCAGAGCGGTTGTCTCAGCAAACCCTTCAAAGTCAAATGTCGCATCCTCACCTACTCCCCTTACGAAAGCGGATACATTAACGTGCCCAAGGTTGCACGCATCGTATGGTGGTAGGGGCTGTTCACCGCAGGGGTTGGTTGACTCGAGCTCAATCTCGTTCCTGATAGGTGATACCTTGTTGATGGTGTCGAGAAATACTACACCAGGCTCGCCATTCTTCCAGGCGTAATGAACTATGAGATTGAACAATTCTCGTGCATCAATCGTTTTCCAGACGGACTTAGTATGTGGGTTAATCAACTCCCACTGGGTATTTCCTTGGACAACTGCTTCCATAAACTTGTCCGTAATGCCTACCGACAGGTTAAAGTTGGTAATGTTGCCTTCTTTCTCCTTGCACTTAATAAACTCAACGATGTCTGGGTGATCGCACCTAAGGATACCCATATTGGCACCTCTACGAGTTCCACCCTGCTTAATTGCCTCTGAAGTACCGTCGAACATCTTCAGGAACGATATCGGACCGGAACTCACGCCATTAGTTGACGATACAATATCGCCACCAGGTCGCAATCTGCTAAAGGAGAAGCCAGTTCCACCTCCGGTCTTTTGAATTTGACCCATTTCCATTTGAGCCTTCAAAATACTGTCCATCGAATCCTCAATGGGCAAAACAAAGCAAGCAGCGAGTTGTCCTGTTCTCGCTCCGGCATTTGACAACGCTGGACTGTTACACATAAACCTGAGAGATGAGATGAGGTCTGTAAACTTCTCCTCGTACTCTACCCTCTTATCCTCGGGTTCTGCTTTCGCCACTGCTATAGCAACACGCTTAAAGACTCCCTCGGCTTCTTCTATCCTTTCGCCTTTCGTGTTCTTCATGCAGTATCGCTTTTCGAGAATGTCCTTAGCGTGCGGTGCTAGTTGTGTCATCAATACTCTCCTACCTATAAATTATACGTGTCCACCCTCGGCTTCGATCTTAGCAACTAGCTCTGGGCAGTACTCCTTAATCATGTTCTCACCTTCCCATTTATCTGAGATGTATGGGTCGCAGTAGAACGGAACGTCGAAGGACGGATGAGGTTGCCTCTCAAACTCTTCCATAAACATGGGCATGAAATCGCGTACCTGATCTTCGCGTACCCAGTCGTTGAGATGAACGTGTACGTGTAGCGTCAAGTGAGCGTCGAATCCCATCTCGCGAATGCGCCTATCGATAGCGATACACTTGAGGTGGACACAATCGGATGCTCCTCCCTGTACTGGTGTATTGACTGCCTGGCGGTCCATTTCACTATAGACTTCGTCCTCGGTCTCAAGTTGTTTGATATCACCAAAGTAATCCTCGGCCTGATGAATGCCTTGCAATCTTCTCCTGCGTCCAAATATGTTCTCGACGAAACCTTGATCGCGTACGAGTCGGTGCTGATTCTTGATCCATCTATCCAGAATCGGAAACTGCTCGTAGTACTCGGCAATGTATACCTTCGCCTGATCCTCAGTAGTAGGATTGTCGGCGGAGCTCATTTCAACAGCCATCGTAGCTGGCCCCATTCCATAAAAGACACCAAAGTTGATGGTCTTGTAGATGCGTCGAATTGCCTTCGTAATCTTTTCTTTGGGCAACTTTGAGAGCTTTAACGCAACCATCATGTGAACATCAAAACCCCTACCACCATTCTGGAAGCCGTCAAGCAAGAAGGGCTCTCGCGATAGTACTGCACCCATTCTCAGTTCGACCTGAGAGGCATCTCCTCCACAGTTCTTATAGCCCGGTGTAGCTATGCACATGTGCCTGAGGTTCTCTTCGCTCGCAGGTAATATAATTGAATCGCCTATCTTGAACTCATCCTTCTTGCTAGGGATGTTATGATAGTTCGGTGACGAAGACAACCTACCTGATACTGTGCCTGTTTCTAGTACACCGGGGTAAAACCTATGAGTTTGAGTCTTTTCATCCCACTCGATATTCTTTAGCAGTCCACTCTCACCATCTCGCCCATCCAAGTACGTTGTGATGACCTTGTCGTGCTTCCTACAAGCGAGAAGGCTTACGAGCACTGGATTGTTAGGAAACTTGCCTAAGAGGGCGATAATGGTATCTGCATCGGTTGAGGGATTCTTCTTCGCTGTCTTTTTGAGTACGGGAAAGCCCAGCTCGTTATATAGCTTCTTCGTCAACTGCTGGAAGGATCGATAGTTAAACTCACCAGTGTGCCTCCAGAGTTCAGCTTGCAACAGCTTATGGGCTTCCTTATGTTTAGCGGAAAGATCCTTCATCAAGTCGAGATCGATCGCGATTCCTCTATCCTCAAACTTCCTGAGAATAGGTGCAAGTGGCATCGTTATGTTTTCAAAGACCCACTTGACTCCCTCTCCCTGCTGATCGAGTGCATCCTTAAGAGTGACGGCACAACGTTTCTCCGAATCGGAATCCTTTCCGTTATACTCCCACAACACCTCATTCTCGTACCACTGAGCAGGGTGCTTCTTGAAGTCGACCATGCTCTTATGGACGGGCATATCGGTGTAGAATGTCATAATCCACTCAAGATTATGGGGCATATTCTCATCGATCAGGTGATGAGCAAGCATCGTATCGAACTTATAATTCGTCGTGGGCATCTGCAGGTCGTGTGAGATCTGGCTAATGTCGAAGTAACCATTTTGGGCTTCCTTCGCCTTCTCACTCTGCAATATTCTACTGAGCTCGAACATCACTAGATCGTAATCCTCTTTGTTCCAGAAAGCACGAGGTACATCAGGATTGTCTGGGTCGTGTTGCAGTACCGGAATTACGTAGGAGTAACCCTCAACTGCACAGAATGATATGCACATAATCCTCGCCTTGCGAGGATTCAATCCCGTCGACTCAATATCAAATGTGAACGAATCTACCTTAGAGCTCTTACATAAATACTCAGCGAGCTTATACACTGACTCAACGGTCTTGCAAACAAATACACGACTCGGTACAGGTGGGGCAACTCTATCCTCATACACCAGCTTAGCGAATCGTATGTCGTGTTCGATAACTGGAATGTATGGCCAATTGCGAACGGCGTATGCTGGGTGGAGGGTTGGCACCAGCTTGGCATTAAATTGATCGCTCCAGAACTCTTGACAGCGTGCCTTCATAATTCCTATCTTCGGATCGCCCAATGCTTTCCAAGCAATAGTGCCGAGAGGAATGATCACTTTCGGTTTGCACTGTTCAATCTCTTCGAGCAGATAGGGTAGACAGTTTTCGATTTCGATTGGCTCTGGTTCTCTGTTCTGAGGAGTGATGCATCGTAGCAGGTTCGTGATCCTTACCTGACTTCTCCTCCACCCCACGTTCGTAATACATCGGTTGAGAATAAAGCCCGAATCGCCAACCATTGGCTTTCCTTGCATATCCTCTTTACGTCCTGGGTTGGTGCCAACGAACATAATGCCACCATGCTCAGTTGGCCCTACACCATTTACAACTTGAAGGCGACAACCAGCAAGTTGGGCACACTTATTACACGTCTCAGGCGCCGACAATAGTCCACTTCCTTAGTACACCGATATTGTGTACGGCGATATTAAAAGCCTCGAGAGTTAACTCCTCGTCTGCATCGAGATAGCCCTCGACTCTTTCTCCTTTCCCTGTTAGAGTATTATACCGCTTTCCTGCTTTAGCCAAGCGAATGGGTGCACCTGTATCGAAGCTCTGAATCGGCATTCCGGGCATCTTAAGGTACTTGCTAATCTCGACCGGATCGACTATCGACATCAAATGAATCTTGATGCTGTCGTCGTACTCCTTATGCAGTGAGAGGTTTGCGACGATAGCCTCTCTCATTGGTGCCCACACGTCCTTCTTATCGTGTTCGCAACCGACTCCGAGAGGAAACGCTATCGTCCTAACGGGCTTGACTTCTTTATCTTTGGCCCAGGCCTTTTCGTTCTGCTCAAGTGACTTCTCCAACAGATACCGATAGCAGTCAAGAGCCTCGTTAAAGTTCTTGCCCTGCACTACGAACTGAAAACTGCAATCCCTTAACACCGGATGCCAGTCTTGCATCTTCATCCATTCGATTGCATTCTCGATCGTCTTCTTCGGGTCGCCAAAAACATCGGGAACGATAACTTCTGTGGGTTGAACCATCCCGATTACAACACACAGATCCTCTAACGTCATTGGTGGCTTCCCACCAGCTTCCCACATGCCGTTATCGAGCATGCTCTTACGACCCTTCTGATTCTGGGAGACGTAGTACTCCCTGTAAGCCTTATGGGTCAATACAACTGGTGCGAGTATGAAGTCGAAGTCGGTCAGTTCTCCAAGCGTCTCGAGGTGTGCTTGAGGTATTTCCAATCCCATTTCAAGCTTTTTCATAATTCTCCTCTTTGTGCATGCACGAGTCACACACGGGCTTCCTCCTTATTCGCCAATTGGTATTGCGATTACAAAATACGCACTCCCTTTCGGAATATGCGTAGCTTGCCGTCTCGTTGGTATGAAGCCTAAACGGCTTTCTTTCTCGAATAGGCCCCCTTGTAGATAATCTTGCCCTCGTTCTTAAACCCAACGAACTGCGCGAACCTGGAATATCGCTGCACATCAAAGTCCCTCCAAGGATACACCGGACAAGCGAGAACGTTCTCATAGCCCGGATCGTATACCATTGACATACAAAATATACCGTTACGGATTAACGTTGAACGGCCAAAGATCCAACCTGATACGTCCTGAGGTAGTTTGCATGACTCCACATAGTAGGCCATGTAGGGAGTACCTTTCTTGAGGTGATAGTAGTCCTTTCGCTCTCCCCAACCTAAACCAAGCCTCTGCTCGGTGCAGTTCTTCTTTCCATCCATACGTAACTCACCGGCTCCGGCGAACTCTGCGAAGTAATCAATCCGCAGGTCGATACCGGAAGGTTGAATTTGTTGATCAGGTAGAATCAATAGCTTACCAGGGTCAACAGTGATGATTCCCTGGTCGTATAGTTGTCTAGGGCTTATAATACTCACGAAATGCCTCCATGGCTAATTTTACGCGATCCATCTCTTTACCACTAATGTTAAAGACCATCGTTCCTGAGATGCGTGCCTCATCGCGGAGTTCGATCATCATCTCATCGATCTGCTTATGAAACGTCTCCGATGGGTGCCTATCCCAGGGCAGGGCGAACTCGATCGGGATATACAGCAAGAGAGCGCCCTTGATCTCTTCCTTATAATAATCCTTCAGGAGATCCAGAAACTCCTCGGGCATGGCATTGAAGTTTGAGTACACGAGTTGCCGAGCCATATTGTCTGGAATGAGAAGTACGTCGGAGTTGGCTTTACGCAACTCGCTCAGATATATCCGCAACAGAACTAGCTGTGCTTTTATTGCCTGAGATTGAGACTCGAAGATGTTAAGCTTGTAACCCTTCTTTCTCGCCTCGTCCGCAAAGCCATCAAGCATCTTAATGGATACTTTAGCGTACTTCGGATCCTTTTTGATTTCGTCCATCATGTGCTTCGCTAGGGTGGACTTCCCTGTACCGTGCGAGCCCAAAAAGATTACCTTCTTTACCATCCTGAGTCCCTCCTCAATTAGAATTCCGATTTACGATTCATCAACGAGATGAACTCTTGCTTCGCGTGAGGCTCATCTAAAAACACACCTTTGAGAGCAGAGGTCATCATTACCGCATTCTGTTGCTTCACTCCACGCATTCGCATGCAGAGATGAATGCCCTCCATGATAACGATCACACCTTTCGGTTTAATGCGTTCTTCAATGCAATGGGCAATCTCATCGGTTAACCTTTCCTGTACCTGTAGTCGTCGCGCATAGACTTCAACCAGGCGAGACAGTTTAGAGATTCCAAGTAAACTCTCCCCCGGAATGTAGCCGATATGTACCCTTCCATAAAAAGGAAGCATGTGGTGCTCACACAGCGAGTAAAACTCGATGTCCTTGCACATAATAATCTGATCGTATTTCTCCTTGCCGAATTTGGTTATGAGCTTGTCAATAACGCTCTCCTGCTCATAACCCAATACGATTTCGTCTAGGTATGCACGAGCAACTCTCGAGGGAGTTGCCTTCAATCCCTCCCGGTCAGGATCTTCACCGAGAAGCTTCAATAACTCATATACGTGACCCTCTATCAGTTTCTTCCTTTGGCTCTTGTCGATTGATTCCAACGCTATACTCCTTTTCGCTTCGTTCCGTAAATGCATTTGTGCAACTGAAGAGAGTACTTGCCATTGTATGGCCCACTAGCCAATAACTCAGCAGCCATCTCTTGCCACCAGGATTGACCTACTCTCGGATACTCCTCATCACCCTTCTCTTTCGGAACGGCCCATACTGGTGAGAAGCAGGGTTGGGCTTTACAATTGTACCGAGCAACGATGTGGCGATGATGATCAATCGCATACGTTAAGTCTTCCATGTCGGCACAGGCGTAAAGAAGCTCGTCCTGCTCTCGGAGCATCGAATAATTCTCGAAGGCCATCTTATCGCTCATTCCAGAGCTTGGACACTTAACATCCACAGCGAATGAGACATTGTGACGATCCAGCAAGTCCATAACAGACATAGCGCCGTTCGTCTTAATGGTAAAGTAGTAGTTGTATGGGGTTAACATATCGACGAGCCCTTGAATGTCCTGAAGATGGAGTAATGGCTCGCCACCGGTAAAGAAGACATGCCGGATCGGTTGAAGTTCCTTAATTCGAGTGAGCACGTCGCTCAGTCCCCTATCCTCTCCACCCTTCTTTGCGTATTCTGTATCGCACCAGGTACAAGCTAGGTTGCAACCGATAGTGCGTACGAAGATTGTCGGATACCCTTGTGTCATCCCCTCACCAGAGTGAGATGCAAAGATTTCGCTTATCTTCACCGTTTCCTCTCCTTGCTATAGTTCGATTTTACCCACGGATTAGATGTGGCTCAATATAATTATACCGCTAGACCCGATAGAATTTCACACATGCCTCTGGTGATTCCCAAACGCAACATCTCGAGAGGTGCATATCACCGGCGGCGTCAGGATGGATGTTTTTGTATGCGAGTATGCGTGGTTCGATCTGGTTAAACAACCACTGACTCAAAAACTCTGCTGTGGGATTTCGCTCGTTCAGAGTCTCGTTCAGCTGAAAGTGATCCAAGGTACCATCGATGACCTCTTTCATCATCGCTTTTACGTCGGTGAAGTCAATCAGCATATTCCTCTTATCGAGTGAGGAACCCTCAATGACTATCTCGACGTCCCACCGATGACCATGCTCTCTATTGCACTTTCCATCGTAATCCTTTAGCTGGTGTGCCGCATCGAAATGCGTCTTATACTGTAACCTATATTTCTCGGCCATTGATTCCCTCCCTTATGTAGTCGGTGTAGTCGGTGTAGTCGGTGTCGTGACCGCTTTAACTTCATCCTCGGGAATCGCCTTTCTGAAGTAATGTTGTATGATCAAGGCGTTCCAGGATATCAAAGCACCAAGTAGTGCGTCGCAACCTGCTGATGCAATGACACCAGTTGATGTAGGTGTCTGCATTGTCTTCCAAGTCACCCAGACACAAAATACTGCCCAGATAAACGTTATCGCGAGCAGTAACAATGCGTAGAGGTGCTTAAAATTATTGCTCTTCACTGATTGCCTCCTTACCCTTTCGTTCTATTCTTTTCTCGGCCTTATCGAGAACGGACACAATTTTATCGGTAAGTGTATTCAGCTTCGTGTTGTTGTCAAACGTAATGAGGTAACCGTTCGCCTTCAGACGATCCTTAATATAATTCCACATCGTCTGGGCCTTGTCGTCCGTCGACTTGAATTCCTTTATCAGGTACTTCTTAATCTCGTCGGTTGTACGAGGTTTCTGAAGAAGGAGGTCAACCACGGCCTGGCCTTGTGTGCCCCTATTAAATCCATACGAGGTGAGGTTTGGATTCACCCACCGAACGCCTTTCATAGATTCGTCATCCGCGGGGGTGACAGTTGCGCAGATCTGCTGGCACGCAGTCTTGATTTCGCAGGTAACGCAGTCTTGAGCACCCTGTTCAAATAGATAACCGAAGCAATCATCGTCACCACGGTCTTCCATTTCTTTGGTCTGCAAAATAATTCGCGGGATGTCAATCTCGTTGCACGTATTGGCAACGGGTATCTTCATTTCCTTAGCGATCTCACGCAATACGGTAATTCTATCTGCCATCGATTATATTATACCTCTTCAAGGGTCTTTATGGTGTCGCGAATTTCATTGCGACATAACTGCACTCGATCGAGTGAAATGTGAAGAATATTAGCAACGTGTTTTTGCTCGATTCGAGTTCCACCTTGTCCGAGAACCTGTTTTGTTAATTCCTCTCCTGGTTCGATGTAGCACTCCATTACCTGTCGGGCCATTGGTGAGAGTGTAGCCTGTAACTCCCTATACAATTCCGTCTCAGTAACATCGCGCATATCTGGACTGGGGAGGCAGATGCCAACTTCCTCATCGTCTTCCTCATGATCGGTTTCGTCGATCGGTATTCCGGAGTTAACCCGCTGGTCGTTATACCACTTCGCCAGAACGTCTTTGATTTCGTTTCTGAGTGAGGTTGTCAAGAAAGTGTTGAACGCAACTTTCTTACCCGATTTGAATCCCCTGTACGCTGACATAAATGCCTTGGACATTTGTTGCACCGCATCGTCCCACTCGATTCCGCACTTCTGTGTTAGCTGTTCAGCGTGCCATTTAATTAGTCCCTCGAATTTAGAGTAAAGCTCGTCTGCGGGTTGTAAAGTGCTATCTGCCATCGTTTTCCCTCCGTATTCTGTTTCACTTCTATTATATAATAAGGTATTTCGGCTAAGATATCAAGCCACCCGAGATACTGGTTTTCTCATCTTCTTTATCAGTTCTTCTAAACTGCCCGCAAGGCGTACTCTTGACATATACGCATCAAACCCTTCCTCATCTGAGTATGGTGCCCAGCTAAACAGTTGCTTGAGGAACATGGGATCGATTTCGTCTGGATCAAGTCCTTCGGGTAACAATACAAAACGCGTCGGAATGAATCGAGCCATTTCCTTCGCGTACTTAATATCCTCTGCGGTTGCGTCGGCATCAAACATAATTGAGAGTCGTCTAACTCCCGACTTGAGAATCAGGTGCTTTTGCTCTTCACCTATCTTCTTCCCGAACGCTGCAACGCAATTTTCTCCCACAGCGATTGCGTCAAAGATTCCCTCAACCAAGACCATCTCATCGAATGTGCGTGCCCTGTCGTAGTTAAATAGATATCGCGAGAACTCCGAACCGATTGGATTCTTATACTTCCGCTCGGCAGTCTTCGTTATGTCTCTGGCTTGCCAGCATACGAGTTTTCCGAACATGCGAATCGGAACGATTAGACGCAACATGTACTCCCCAGTAATGCAATAACCCATCTCGTATTTCTTGGCTGTTTCCCACGAGATGCCCCTACCGAGCATATAGTTGACGATCCTCTGAGGGTGTCTCTCACTCGGTCCGTCTAGTAAACAAAAATGTGGAGGGAATTGCCTCTCCACATATTCGAACACGGGTTCTTCATATACCTGCGTCTTCGCGGCTATGTCCAGCCCTAAACGTCTATACGCCTCATCGAGCGAGATACCATTGCCATCTGCAACCAGTCGAGGTAGGTTGGGTGAGTAACCACACTTCTTGCAGTTGCCTATCCCCAACTCTACATTAAAGTAGAGATGGCTACCGGCGTCACCACAGGCTATGCAATTGACTCTTACCTCTGGACGGTTAGCCCGCTTGAATCCAGCGAACCCACGAAGGATATCTTCAGCATTGACCATCGTACCTTCCACCATAAGCCAAAGAGGTTTTGCCAGTACGCTCTATTACGGTTCGTCCTCGCGTGACATGAAGGACAGAGCGAGACTAAATTTTCTTCGGCTAAATTTGTCTTGTCGTAATCGACGTGATGCACATCAAGAGGGTGTATACATTCCGATTGGGGCATACCACAGATCTGACATCGATGACCGTCACGAGTCCTGATTCGTTCTTTCAACTCCTCGTTAAACTCTAAAGGCCATGGGGCATTTGACAGTCCACCACACCACTGAGGAGATTCGTTTCCACGTAACGCATTAGCGTTCATCCGTGAAATCATATCCTCGGCTAGTTCGGGATCGTTCCACCTAGCAAGAGCGAGCGAGCGATTAGCATCAACCTTCTCGGGTTGAAGTTGCGTTTGCCTTATCTGCTCGTTCCTCTCCCTAGGCCACCGATAACCCTTAGATGGTCCCGGTTTCTTTCCGTGATCAACGTACATTAAAGTTAATCCCATTCCTTTGGAGCCACCGAGTTTGCTCTAATACTATTTTCAAATCGGGAGCGAAGTGGCCATCACGTACTATCTTTCCTGCTTGTGCCGACGTTAACTTGTCGTCTCTGACAGCCAGTAATAAATCCTTAAGGGCGTTTTCCCTATCCAATGGACGGGTTGCGCCCTTAATCTTATCGATCCACTCTTTGACCTCATTTCCCTCGGTCTCATCGATTAGTGTTGCCTCTTGAACCGAACGACTATTATGGTCATATAACCTTGAAGACTTGCCCATGGTGTCCCTCCTCTCTGTTTACATACCAAATTCGGCGAGAGTCACTTTGCCGTCAACCGACAAAAATAACACTCGTTCCTGGCCCACAATGTGTCCGCCCTTTCGAAGCTTCGTTGATACGAAGTCAACGATACTCCTGAATTGATCATCAGTCATGGCTCCGAACTCTCTTTCGAGAGCTCCCTTCAGTGAAGAGGCACTCATCGGTTTCGCTGCTAGCAGGTCGCTAACCAACGCCGCTTTTGTTCCGTGTCGGAAACCGTAACTGTTCTTTGGCCCTTTACCTCTGGGCGATCGTTTGACTGTTGATTCTGCCATTTCATTACTCCTAAAAGAATATTATAGCGTGCTTCGGTGAAGAAATCAATAGGCTCGGCGAAGAATTGAGTTTATTCCTCCTCCGCCTTACGAATAAATCTAAATGAGCCCTTATCGATTAGCTGATCGCATCCAATATCCGTAGGCCCACGTCTATTCTTCTGTACGGAGAGATAAATGCGATCGCGTGCCTTTGCGGTAATGGAGATGATCAGGTCGGCCGTCTTGGCTTTACCAAGTGATTCAGCAACCGATTGAACACCAACAACCTCGGCTGCGTAAGCTTCACGGTTTGCCTGAGATGCTGTCCACACGAACACATTTAGCCGTTGAGCTAACCTACGGCATTCCTCATATATGGTTTGCATCTGGTCGTGCTTTTGTTGCTGGAAGGCCATCTTATCTGCAGGTACCATAATGTCGGCATAGTCAAGTATCACGTAGTCGACTCTGTAGTCTTCCTTCTGGCGAAGCATTTCGATGTGACGCTCTACGTCTCTTATGCTCGCACCCTTCGTGGGAAACTCCTTAATGATTAGATTCCCACCCATACCCTTCATTTTACTCGTTACTGAGTTGACGACCTTCAAGCGATTATGCTCCAGCTCTCGATAGGGTACGCCTGACATCATCGAGTAGAACCTATTTGCTACAACCTTCTCGGACAACTCGAATGTGTAATAGACTCCCCTATACCTTTGCACTATCGCCTGTCTCGCAACCTGCAATAACGCGGTTGATTTACCAATGCCAGGAAGTGCCATAAAGAATCCTAACTCTTTACGGGCAATGTTTGCAAAGTTCCTATCCAGATCGGGCACACCCAGTTGTAGTAACTCTTCGTCAAAGCTGGATGTAATTCTGATGTCCTGGGGAATGTGTATGCCTGTGTCTATCGTCAGACCGACGTTCAATGCCTTTTGCATTAAGTCGGGTATCGCTTCGAGCTTGCCATTCTCTCTGAGTGTGATGGCTTCGTCGAGGGCCAATTGCATAGCTCTATCCCGAGCGAACTTAACAACGTGCTCAATTACGTATTCGCGAGTTGCTTCGTCAGGAATAAGCTTCTCGAGGGTTGCGTAGTACTCCTCTTCGGGCCCTCGTCCAAATCTGTTCTTCAGTATCGCTTCGAGTTCGTGCTTTACCTCGACGATCGTGGGACGCATACGATACTTATCGTAGTGAGTGCACACCACTTCACAGATTGCCTTATGATAATCGGTAGTAAAGAACTCTGGTCTGAGAAGTGTTGAGGCCTCTTTTATGAACTGGTCATCATACAGAAGGAGACTCAATACCTCCTGCTGCATATCTAAATATCCCTGCTGAGCCATTGCGTCTCCTTAGGATGCCATCTTATCTTTTGAACCAACACCGTCACGAATTGTGACCTTTATAAATCTACCCTTCTTCCACCACATAAGTCTATGCCACCAACGACGTCTACCTTCTACTGTAACGCGGTGGTTGCGGTTGAAGAGGTTCCTAAATATGGAGGCCATTCTTGTTCTCCTTCTTTCCACTTACTGCCCCAGACAAGATGAGCCCACAGCATCGCAGTCAAGATGCCAATAATCGTTGCGGGTATACCGTTCCAGTGAGACCATACAACCATACCCGGAAACCATATCGCTGTAATGAGCCAGAACCAATTCTTGTGGGGGAATATCCAGTCACGCATAATATACGTATACGGACGTCGATCGATGGGCTGTAACCAGAACTCGGTATGGAACCAGAACCAGGCGTACAAAGAAAAGCTGGCTCTGACTAACCTCGTCTTGTGGTCGCGTCTTACCTTTAACTTATACGCGTCCAAACCATAACGCGTACGGTTGGTCTTCTCCTCAAGGGTCATGTTTGGGTGTCTATCTTTTCGCATATCCCTCCTTATCTATTACGCGTGTGTATTTTCACCTGTACTCGCATCCTCGCGAGCTTCGGCTTTAGTACCCACTGAGCAAAGTGTCGATATTCCACGGTACTCCTCATCCAGATCGAGACCGTATCCTACTACGAAGACATTTCCTATTTCGAAGCACCGGTAGTCGGGCTTGATATTCGCAACCTCACGTCGGCAAGGTTTATCGAGTAACGCACAAATCTTTACTGACTTGGCCCCGTACTGAGTAAGAAGTTTGGTTAACGCTGCCATACTCTTACCCGTATCGACAATGTCTTCCACGATCAGTACGTCTCTTCCGTTAACGACAGGTACCCAGGCGATATCAACATCGAGAGTGCTCACCGTTCCTTGATATGTCGCCATCCTTACGAACTCGAGGTTATACTTGAAATTTAGCTGTCGAGTCAGGTCTGCTGCAAATATATATGCACCCTTCAGAACAACGATAAGCATTGGATTCTTATCGTGATAGTCCTTATGTAACTGCTTAGCTAACTTTCGGATGGCGTTGCTGATCTTCCCCTCGTTGATGAATGGCAAAAGAACTTGCTCTTGCATTCTCCCGTTCCTCCTCGGTCTTCTTGTACTCTTCCAGATCCTCTGGAACGCAGCTGGCGAAGTGGATCTCACCGCGAACATCTCTCGCAACGACCCAATCAGACCCTAGAGCTTCAACTCGCTTATCTTCATACGAGTCTCGACCAAAGTGGCCCCCGCAGTATCCATATAACACATCGCCAATTCGAACCATCTAATTCTCCAGTGCCTTTGCATAGCAGCAGGCAAAGGTCAATCGCTGAATTTCACTTCTCGCGGGTGGGCAGAAGCCAATGCATCTCCCACTCAACTGGCACCCATTACATATTTGAGCAACAACTGCTTCTTGGGCCTGCTGTGCGCACGACTTAATAGTCGTCTCGTACATCGACAGTTCCAAATCGCGAGCTTGTTGTGGTGTTAGTCTGAACTTGCGTCCCATCATAGGTATTATACCGCCTTCTATTTCATTACTCAAAACTAGGCAACTCAACCTTCACCAGCCCCTGTGCCCTATACCGTTGCTCCGTCTCGAGCAAGTCAACCAGAAGGTCTAGTCGATACTCTTCTTGCTCAGTACTTACAAGCCCATGACCCTCTACATACTCTACGGGTGGGAGCATTCCAACCTTACGTTGTACGAACTTGATAATGTTCTGAAGGTAGGCATCGTTAATTTGTACCAGTGGGTGCAATCCACCCTGTCTATCTTTCCAGGTAAACTTCTTACGCAACTCTTTGAACTGTCCCGGATCGAGCGTTGAGAAGTCGATAAAGATCCCATCGGGTACAGGCCCGAAAGCTTCATCGGGTATATCAAAGTCATCAGGGCCTGTGAAGTCCGCACCGAACCGTCCCGCTCCTGCGGGATTATCATGATCATGGCAGAAGCAAGGAGAGCCAGGTAACAATGGATATTGTACACTGGCGTCTCCTCCGCATATTTTACAGTTACCGAGATCCGACATGGGCCTGCTCCTTAAACTGTTTAAGGCCTTCAACGCTAACCGAATAGGTGTTCCGATCCCTTGTAAGGATCTTTTGATTGACCATCTGTTGAACAACATCACCAGCCACTCCTTGATCGAACGCCCCAAGTAAGATTGCATCGTAAGAGAGCGTCCGATTCTGACGCAGTACCCACTCGGCCACCTTTTCCATGTCGTTAATGAGCAACTCGGTACCCCAGTTTCGAAGCTGGATAGGTGTGGCCCGTTCATTGTGATGCTCAGCCCTTATCAAGATACCGATGTTTGCTTCACTATCTGCCTCCTGGATCGTTCCGCCGTATGCAAGTTTGAACATATCGGCTTTCTCCAGTACTATGGTGACACCATTGGTTCCTGTTTTCGTAATTCTCATCGTAACCTCTTTCTGTTTACTTGGCGGTCTTATTTCTCTCCGCTACAGCTAAATTATACGCGAGAGTACGCTCGAGGGTCTCTAATTCTGAATCGGCATTCTCCATATCAATCTCGGGTGGAGTCATGTCGCTATACAGATAGTTGCCCATCATCGATTGCAATCGCGTAGCTAACCTGGCTTGCATTGCCGTTAGAGCCGATAAGAACTTCTGGATAGTGAATCCGGACTTCCGATAAAACTCATCCTCGGTCTCGGTCGAGCGCGAGATCATCATGAAGATTAAAGCGTTTGCTTTAAGCTCCTCATAATTATATTGTGACACCAACCGCTTTGCTGTCGCGCCCGTCACTTCAGTAGTAGGCATTGACGATCCTACTATCTCGCGATAGCGTCCTGAATACCACCGAATGAACTCTTGCGTTCTCGGGTGGGTCTCTTTTGACTTGACGATCTCCGTCCCTCTGAGAAGAAGTACTGATTCGCGTTGGTAAACTATCCTCTTTGTCTTCCCCACAGGAATTTCTTTAGTCACCACCGATTTGTTCTTACGGAGAGTGTCAAGAGCGGATTGATCGATATGTAGTACCGCTAATGCCTGGTTTCCTGTTAACCACTCATTCGTGGGCAACTCGCTGGGCGTCTCACCTGTATGTGTCTTCACTTGATCCTTTCCGTCCTCCGAATGCATTCTTGCTCGTCCCCAGGCACCAGTATCACCTGGTTGTGGTGTCATGGTATTGAAACCTACTCCAGGAGTAGGTTCCACCTTTTTTGCCTCGTCTGAAGTAGGTTGTTCTTCAGTTATTTCACCAGGCTCTGTGCCTAAAACATGAGCTTCATTGTCAGATAAGGGGATATTATATATCCCCTCTTTTGGTAGTGATGTACGTGTAGAACCATCGACATTGCGAATTTCTTCAGATTCCTCCGGATTTGAATTCAAACCCACTTGCGATTCAGTGGATTTCACTTGCGAATCTTCTTCACCCCGCACCATGCCCTGTGCCTTAACTTCAACAGCGATTCTTTTCATGTCGCTGTCCAATAAATCCTTCTCTCTCCGTATGAGGTATTCCGCAAGGTCTTCCAACTTTATCCTGCGATGACTCCCAGGTGTACGCGTGGCCTGAATCTTACCGCTGTCGCATAAGTGTGCGATTGTAACATCGCTGTATCCTAAGAATTTCGCAGCTAGCCCCGTGGTGATGCACCCATCGAGTAACTGGTAAGCATCATCAGGAGCCATACCCATTTCGATAGAGTTCTCCACCATTTTGTTCAGGTTCTTCTTCATCGTCTTGTCGTTCTTATACACGTCGACGATCGTGCGTGTGATCAATGTAAACCACTGATCCTGTTGCTCTCTTGTGTATGCTTTCATTTTCCCTCCTTGGGTTTTATTTGTAGGGAGTGGTCGTCAAATCGAAACTCGTACTCCCTTCCTGCTTCCAGAACCTGTGTCTGGTCGGGTATGTAAATGATGTGCGTTTTGTCGTCTTCGCTCAACTCCACACCAGCAAGTCGAGCCGTAATTGTTTTCGGTGCCACTACTTCTTGCCTCCAGGATATTCTGAACAACCATCCCAGAATCCATCGACCTCATTCTTATATTTATACGGATCCTTTACGCTGTTCATTTTGAAACCCGTCCGTCTCATAAAGTCTGGGCCACAAGTACCACAGGGATTCTCTTCGGCTTCGTAGCAAGACCAAGCAAGATCGAGTGGTGCTTTCAACTCGAGACCCATTTTGATGATCTCATGCTTCATCAGGTGACCAACCGGCATCTCAACCTGCACCCTCTTTCCGAGATTGACTGCATATGGAAGAACAGTTGAGAACTCGTCTGTAAAGATCGCTTCGTTATCAGGATACGCACCACTCTCCTCAAGATTGTTTCCGAGAGCGATAACGTCAAAGCCGTGAGCCTCTGCAATACCCACAGCCAGAGAATAGAAGATAAGGTTTCTTGCGGGTACCCACTCCCAAGCGAGTTCTGCCGAAGCCTCTCCCGCTCTTTCAGTCATCAAAGGCTGTCCCGATTCGGTTAATCTCGAGTGTCCAATGACGCCCTTGAAGATGTCTCCCATGGGGCAGAACATATACTTGCAACCGAGAGCTTTAGCGATTAGTGGAATCGCCTCAACTTCCTTCTTCTCGGCCCTACATTTATACTGATAATGAAGAAGGGTCACATCATGTCCCTCGCGTACGTATTTGGTTGCAACAACAACTGAATCCAATCCACCACTGCAAATCGCCAATACTCTTTTCTTGTCGTTACGCCGAACCACTGGGTAAAGCGATTGTTTTCCGATGTGGCGAGAGAGAATATCGATCTGCCATATCATATAAGGGCCACATTGCTCGATCGGCGACCTATCATATATGGGAATTCGGTCTGTTTCCAGATAGCGTGGAAAGGTGCTAAAGAAAAAGCATTCGAGCTCCCTGTCGAACAGAACGTAGAGGGGCTTGTAATTTGCTGCCAGAGTTACCAAATGAGGATTGCGCTTGTCGTAGATTGCAAATGCAAAAGAGCCAACGACATCCTTCGTCAGGATCTCGGTAAGCTTCTCCCTGGATCTACCATCCCAGAATCGATGAAGATATTCCGCAACTGAGAGGGTGTCGATCTTCGTACTTGGAAGATCCACCTTCGCCTTCTTCCTCAGTTCGGCATCATTCGCGATTGTACCGTTATGGGTAATCCAGACCTTTTCGGATGCGTCACAGAATGGTTGGATATCGAACTTACCCTTTGTTCTTATCCACTCAGTAGTGGGCTCCGCTCGATTGTTCGCGATAGCACATATCGTATCGCGATTGATGAAACCGTTGGGCCACTTCGCTTGACTCGCTTTGCCCAACTCCTTGTAGGTAAACACCTCACCATTCTGCTGAAACGCAGCGACTCCAAAAGAGTCTCTACCACGTTCCTCCGCTTGACAGATGATTGATTTCAGTCTGTTTTCAATGCGAAGGTAATCGCTGCTGTGTCTCGGCTTCTTTAGGATAACCACACCCGAGATTGCACATGCCATTTTCTGTTTCCTCCTCTTATTTTTCCAGGCTTACTTCGAACCCTGGCTGTTCTTTCAAATATGTATAGCGTGAGATTCCGTGCAACGTTAGGAATCCGTGTTTCGGCTTTTGATCCTTTCTCTTGGGTGGAGTTCGATCCACATCCATCAGATCGAGAAAGTCGTAGACGAATAACCTCATTCCTTCCTTCGCGCGTAGACCCCTGCCTATACGCTGCAGTAACTTGATTGGTGATTTCCCACCGCCAAGCATTATTAGAGTATCGATGGACGGAATATCGACACCCTCATCCAGAATCGTACTGGAGATGAGAAGGTTCATGCCGTCCTTCGACTTAAACTCCTCGAGTGACTTCTTTCTGTATTCCGACTCGCACCCACCGTGAACAAACGCAACAAGAATTCCCCTTCGCTCGAGCATTGCTTGTAATCGCTCACCGTGATCGATCTCGGTTACCAAAAGCAATACCTTTCGTCCCTCTTTGTAATGCCCGATCGCGATATCGATTGCCTTTGCGTTCCTGAAGGTGTTGACTACAATGCCATTGTGATACGCATCGGGCCACTCGAGATCCTTCTCGAGAACGGGTTGGGAGATTGGAATGAACTTAACTGTGGGTGCAGCGGAGACACCGCTGTCAATTAAGTCCTTGTTGGTCGTAGTCCAAAGCACAGGCCCTGTCGCAGCCTCAAGCATCAGATCGCGATTGTCAGTTCTGATAGGTGTGCCACTGAATCCGAAGCGATATACCGCTGGACAGCGTAAAGCGATATCGTACCATGTCGATGCGCCCATATGGTGGCACTCGTCGACCATTATGCAGTTGAACTGATTCAACCACTCCGTACGATAGAACTTTGCCTCTTTTGTATCGCCCTTCATCCTTCTTGCGATTGTCGGAACCATTGCGATTGTAATTCGGCCTTTGTCGTTCCATGCCGAATCTCCAATCAAGCCTACTGGCTCTCCTAACCACTCATGCAACCTTTCTCCCGTCTGGTGAAGAAGTTCTAACCGATGAGTCAGTACGATCACCTTTCCTGGGATACATTGTGCGAGTGCTGCCATGACCGCAGTCTTTCCTGCGTTAGTTGCCATGTGATAAATACCATAACGGAATTTCAGCCCTTCTTTCAAAGCACTCAATTGATAATCGCGTAATTCTAATCCATGTAGACCTTTGTATCCGTCGATTTTCCCTGCGTTAAAGTCTTCAACTATAGAATAATGCAGTCCCTTTTTATCGAATGTAGAACACACGCGTTTTAGTAGTCCGGTTGGGAAGCTTTTATCGAGTTTTCGATACAAGTGCTTCTTACCATCCCAGATGTGCCTTCGAAATTGAGGCGAGTAAATATACCCCTCTTCGTAGAAAGCAGTCGCGTTATCAATTAGGCTAATTGCATCGGGGGTTGTACAAAATGTCCTGTTTGGTCTGACGATAAATTCTTGCATGCTATATTATACGGAACTTGCGAATTAGCTACCGCACCGTCTGAATAACGTAGAACGTAAGAGTATACTCTGTGAGTAATCCTTTCCCACCTTCGCGGATCCAACTGATGGGACCGAGCAGTCCTCGATACGTTACACCATCGTCATCATAGAACTTTGTGAGGAGTATTCCCGTAGCGGGTGTCTCCCAGTAGTACCAAGACCTAACAGCCTTCTCAAGCGCTAACCTCTCAGCCTCAGTTTGGACGATACCATTTATCTTGATCGTCTCGTTACAGATGCCAAGCGAGAAGAGGTAGGAGAAAAGTTGAAGATTGCCAAGGCTAACTGCTCCGGGCATGGGTACTTGAGCGGACGTAAGATCGAGCGTGTGCTGCGTACTCTTAATCGTCAGCTGAATATTATCACCATGGGAGCTAAGAAGCTCGTTTACAAAGAGACTGCCATATAGCGTAAATTTTTGACCATACCCAAAGTCCTCACCGAAGAACGCTACCGCTCTGAAGAAGTAGATGACGTTCTTCTCTAATCCCGACACGTAAACCGAGATGGGGCCTGTACCGAAAGCCACCGTCCAGAAGGACTGCTGATTATACCCTTCGACAAAGCGACTATACTCGAAGTAGACGTAAAGTGCTCCATGGCCTCCCATATCAGTTACATTTGCGAGAAAGTTACAATCCGTTCCCGTGTAGGCACTGTATCCAGTTGTTACTATCTTTACGGCCATGAGTGCCTCCTATACTGTTATCTGGGGTGTGTACGTTACCATTAGGTTCTCTCCGTCGGCAAGAGCTATTGCGGGACTTACGGTATCGCGTGCTATACACGCAGAGTACGCATTCGCAACGCTATCCGAGGTCGCATTATAGAATGCGGTATAGGAACCATAAAGTCCTACCTCACGAACGTTAATAGTCTCGCCCGAGAGATTGCGAAATATCCTTCCAAGGGTAAATTGAGCGTTCGGATTGGCAACTAGCAATCCGAAGATATCGCTTCCTCCATACTCCACCTCCGCTTGGCATGTTCCTCTTAATGCGAAATACGGTGTGGAGGTGGTAGTAATGCTAAGGGACACACCTGCGTCAGTAGAAGTCAATACACAGCACCTCGGATTTGTTAAACTTGATTGATATCTTATCGCCCCATAAACGGATGCTGCTCCGAGAGCGCAACTTATCATAAAGTGGTAGGGAATACCTGGATGAATGTTGATGGGCGTGGGCAGTGTAAATTCTCTCAACTCGTAAGTTGGACTAGTGGGCAGAGTATCACCATTAGTTGTTGTTAAACCATTCAAATCGGTTGTACTCTGCTTCCATGATACACTTGAGGAATCATCGTTAAATTTGCCCCTTCGGATGTGGAGTGTCAACGTTCCTGGACTTCCTAATCGATACATCAAGAAGCGTACACCCGTAAGGCGAAATCCGCGAGTAGCATAAACGACGCATCCCACCCATGTATTAGCCGCGTTAGTAGTCATTGCGCTATTTGAGCCTACCTGATAGTTGTCAAAATCAGCAGCGGCTCCTACGGATGCACCCAGTCCGTGATATATCGGCTGAAGTAATGAGCGTTGCGTAGGTGAAACGGCTCCACCATCAGCACCAATAACGATTCCAAGATTATCTGAGCGTGCAAAGAGGTGATTCTGTATGACCTGATTCCAGTGTCCACTTGATGTAGAGTGAGATGATCCAGCCCACAACTGAGTACCCGATCCTCCGAATTGAACAACCTGCATAGTCGATTTGTGGTTTCGAGTATACTGAGGATATGGATAGGATCTTCCCTCGCCGTTAAGAGAAGCGTTAGCAATATCGGCTACAGGATACCTCAAGCTGTAGGGTACGTCAGCCATCATTAAATATAGAAGGTCAAATAATCCTTGGGTAAAGCTTCGGCTATAGTCCCTTCGCTTTTCAAGAATACTCCCTCCCACACTCAAACCGTCACACTTCAGTCGGGTAAGCTCAAGCATTGTTTTCATTCAGATCCTCCCTAGGCCGTAGCCTGTTGTCGATAGTTTACTGTCAATGTCTCTCCATTGTTAATAGTCACCCCGCCTGCAATAACATCTCGAATTACAAGGGCGTAAACCGCTGCAGGTCTAGATGAGGTATAGAGAAGCATTATCGGATTCATAAGGGTCACTAGCCCTATCTCGTTGACCGTTATAGCCCCACCACTTGCGTTCGAGAAGTCCCGAGTGATAGTGAAGTACGAAAGTACGGCTGTAGCAGTGGGAAGACCAAAGGCAACGTTTCCGTATTGAAGTTGACCCGCGCCAGTTCCATGGTCAATTTTCGTACCGAGGGCGTAATCGCTAATCGTAGGGGCTGTCGAGTCCGTACCTACTTGAATACCATACAGGGTATCACCCGTAAGGGCTGAAGCATCAAAGTTATGATAGTCGTTTGCTATTTCCCACACGACGTTGCTCGTATCACGAACATCAAGAGGCTGTACCTCGGGAAGGCAACCCATCTGAACAAAAAGTAATTCTGCAAATTGTCGGGTAAAGCTTTCACCTTTTCGCACACTGTGGTGCTTGACGTTCCCGGCTTTGTCTTTAACAGTTAGCTCCAGGACAAGTCCTACCTCTCCCTTCTCGAATATAATATTGTCGGGAGTGAGTACCTGAGTATCTCTAAGTTTTAGTTTCACCTCGTGTTTCTTTCCTTGCATATGCTTCTCCTTATACCGTTATCTGGGGTGTGTACGTTACCAATAGCATTTCGGTGTTACCAAGTGAGATCGCGGGACTAACGAGATCTCGTGCGAGGCACACAGCATATGGCAGAATTCCACCTTCAGATGCATAGTATGCCTGTCCTACCGCCCCATATAGCCCAATCTCGTTAATAGTAAGGGTGCTACCACTCAAATTCCTAAACAATCTTCCAATTGAGAAGGAGGCATTAGGATTCGCCACTGTTAATCCATAAATATCGCATCCTCCGTATTGTACCTCTCCTAGAGAGGTACCCCTTAGAGCGTAATACATTAAGTTAGTTGCACTATACGAAAGGGTGGCACCACTATCGGCCGAAGAACCATAACATGCCCTTTCGACTTGCCAACTGGTTGCTACTGTATATGCTGTCGAGTCATATCTCATACCCACATAATTGCTACCATTAGCAGCTGGGGCACCTATCATAATCGCATAGCCCATACCTGGATGAAGGTCAATCGATGAGGGGAGAGCAAACTCTCTTAACTCATAGGGCGATCCTGTTGGGAGTGTGTTCCCGTCAGAAGTGGTCACACCATTCAGGTCAGTCGAATTCATCTTCCAGGCAGTAGCACTCAACTTAACAATTCTACGTACGTGCAACTCCATTGTTCCAGGATTATTCAATCGATAGAGAAGAAACCTCACAGCAGTTAGTCTAAATCCCTTCTTAGGCCAGACACATATACCCCTCCAGAGAATAGAAGAGTTAACGGTAACTGTTGAAGTGTGGTTGGTCCAGTTATCGAAATCCTGCGCGACACTTATCGCCCCATCCATCCCATGAAATATTTGTTGCTCTATATAACGTTGATTTGGTGCAACCGCCCCCGTACCTGATCCAATGACTATTCCATAGGAATCACAGGGTAGAAAGTGTTCGGGTTGACATGCCTGATCCCTTCTTCCCGATGAGGAACTCTCGTAAGAACCGAGCCAAATTATCTGACCGGAACATCCGGGACCGCCTACCTGAAGGCCTGAGTGCATATAATTTGTATAGGACGCATCGCGTCCATAGTCAATATTGACCAAAGCTCCAGTAATATCTTCAGTTACATAGGGATATGTATAGTCTCTTACAGCTGATTCTACATACATCTGGTCAAATAGTCCCTGAGTAAAGCTCTTGCTGTACGCCTTTCGTTTTTCAAGAAGGCTTCCCCCAGCCCTCATTCGGGAGATTTCAACTAGTGTCCTCATTTATGCCTCCTAAACGGTCGCTTGCTGGCGATAGTTTACCGTTAATGTTTCTCCATCGTCAACGGTAATGCCTCCACCAATTACATCACGAATTGTGAGAATAAAAACATTATTAGGTCGCGTATTGCTAAATACTTGATTGGTTGGGTGCATATCTACGGCTAGTCCTATCTCGTTGACTACGATAGATCCACCACTTGCGTTCGAGAAGTCTCGAGTAACGGTAAAATATGAGAGTACCGCGGTAGCTGTAGGAAGGCCAAACGCAACAGCACCATATTGAAGTTGACCCGCACCGGTTCCGTGGGTAATTAGGGTTTCCATCGCGTAGTCGTTAATTGTAGGTGCTGTTGTACCAGTGCCAACTAGAATACCATAGTATGTGGCACCCACTGCTGCTGGACATCGAAATGCGTGCACACTCATAGCATAACCGCGCTCTACACCATCAGTACAGATAGCATAGTGGGGTCTCATCGTGACAACGCCACCCATCTGGACGAAAAGTGTATCGATAAAGCCCCTCACGAAGCTTTCACCTCTTCGTACACTGTGATGCTTGACGTTTCCCGCTTTATCCTTTACGGTTAGCTCGAGAACAAGCCCCACCTCTCCTTCCTTAAATACGATCTGGTCGGGATCAAATACCTTCGTATCCTGTCCCTTCAGATTGATAACGTTCTTTCCAACGGCTCTCTTATCTGTCATTCCGAGCCTCCTTACTATATTATACTACGGATACAGGAATCCGGCACGAATGTATGTTGCCCATGGCGGAGAGTAACCAGCGCCAGTATCGGTTATTCGCGCCCGAATAGGATAACCTGTCAATCCCGCCACAGTTACGGTAGTCCATCCTGCCTGAGGAGTATGCCAAACTTCATTCGGTCCGAAGTTCCTAAACCCATCGGTTCCATCAACTAAATCAACACAGGATTGCCAAGCGCCATCATAATATTCCCACTCGAGTACGAATGTTCCGGTTGCCACTACTCCCACATCGACCTTTAGAAAATCGTAAGGGCGCTCATATAAGAAGTAAAACGCATCATTTACGTTTAATCCTGCAGAGGGCAGAATCTCGACATCATTATCGGTATACCAAATCTCGAACATATAATCTGAGCCTGTAGCGGTCGACCATGTAGTACCACTGTTAGAGGAATACTCACGATTGCCTCCGGCATAGGTGGGTGACGAATCATCCCTCCTCCAATAGAAGGATGAGGCCGTAGGAGAGTAAATGATCAATGCGTACTTAGTGCCTGAAGTAAGAGCCAACTCAGCCCCAAAATCGAACATATGCCAAGCAAATCCGCTAGTGGGGATCCAGTTAATAGGATCCATGGAGTCGGATGGATTGATTGTGACTTCAATCAAATTAGCCCCCGTAGGGTGTCCTACTCCATCGGTCGCACGAATTGCAACAGTAACGGATGTTGTAGCGTTTCTTCTTTGCAATCGAAGCTTAACTGCCCTCAGCGGAATATTTGCTGAGGGAGTGAATGTTTGCCCTTCCCAAACCGCAGCTCCCACACTTGCACTAACATCATCGCCAGCGATATAATATTGATCGACTAGATACTCAGTAATTGCTTCGGCCGTATAATCGTATAGCAACCCAGCGATATCTAGCACGGCACCATCTAGGCAACCTATAATTGTTGCTAGTCGATCGAATGGTGCAGTAACGGATGCGTCGTGATCGGCCGCATATGGTGCATCCTCTGAGTGGGTTCTGTCAATGTCTGGATTCAGAACGTTAAACCAATCTGGGTTAACTAGTCCAGTGTTATCGAGTTGCAAACCATAATCGGTCTCAAGTTGCCCCGGTAGATCGGCTGAGTAATCGGGTGTAAACTTTGTGTGGGTATGTGTGGAGTAAATTTCACATATCGTTGAGCCCCTGATCAGTGCTATGCCCGTTGCAGCCTCGACCAGTACAATATCAATTTCCTGATCGGGTATAAACTTCTCGACCACATCACTCAGTCCAAGAAATTTATACAGATTCTTAAACCACTCCGGATGCTCATCCATATCCACTGCATCGGTATATCCCAGATTTCGATCGGGTAAGGGTATCTTTTTGTAGCACCAGATAACATCGACGATGGATGTAATGCTTTCATCGAAAACGTAAAAATCTACGCGATAGAAATATGCACCAGGTGTCTCTCCTTCCTGGGTAATGTCGAGAGGACCGAAGATGCCCGTCCAGGTATAACCTCGATCGTCAACAATATGTATGGGATTTATGCTTCCCGAGGGTGTTTTATAGTAGTACCAACTCTTAACAGCGATCTCCAGGTTTCGTCTATCAGCCTCGGAGTATACGTATCCCTGAAACCTTATGACTTCCTTACACTGCCCCAGCGAAAGCAGAAAGGAGAACGTATTTAGATAACCGGCGGAGATGGCCGAAGGCAGTGGTATCTGGGTCGACATCAACTGGATCTCATGAGTCATTTGCACGTTCCAGAGTGCTAGGGTCATCGGAATGGGTGTATAAGGATTGGTGATTACGATTCCACCAGGCTCTAACTCGGAATAGCAGACGACCTTACGCGGATTGGTAGTTTCAATCAGTCGCGCTTCTTGAATTACAAGAGGATCGGCCATACTATCTCCTACGGAGCATATAATCCCCAGCTCACGTATCTAACTGATTTCTCGAGTTTCCTCATCCGAGTACTGTAATCCAGAGGATCTTCCTTCGCAACGCCATAGACAGCGCTTGCGGCTGCACCCTTCTCGATTACCTGAAGAGTTGCAACACCACTTGGCTCTCGGTAGCTAATACTCAGCACTAGGAAGTCACCAGTAATTCCCGCTTCGGGAATCGTTATGCTCACCATGTGGCCCGCTCGAAGTGAATAGTATCTCCCACCACTAAAGTACGTGGGAAAGAATTGAACGCTTACCGTTCCACGTAAAGGAACGTTGCGTGCCTTTGCAAGCTCACCCACTCCTCTCGTCCAAGCCTCGTCTACGGAAGCAATTGAGGGATCCTCTAAAATCGTTTCCTTAACGCACGAGTGTAGTGATTGATTAAGCAAATCCTCAACCTCAGCGACAGGAACGTCAATCGAGAGTTGTGTACTACGTACGATACATAAATTCTTATGCTCAACAGCATAGCCAGAGAATCGATAGTCGGGCATGATAGGAAGAACATTTACGGATGCACCAGGTGAAGCACCGTAATGTAAGTGCAAAATTGAGGGCAGGCTATAGCGTGGGAAGTACCACATGGAAGGTCTTCCGGCTGGATCTAATGGACTGCCATCATCTACGAAAAAGTCAAAGCCGGTCAATTCCGTTCCTGTATACGGGCCAACAGTCTGTGGATCTTCTGCAGCAAGATCCTCTATTGCCTGAAGAGCTGTTATGCTCGAGCCTTCATAATTTCGTCCTGCGTATCCACCTACGTCAGGAAATGGTACTACGCTGTGTTGGAAGTTCGCTGTAAAGTGATTCACGTCGGCATAGTCGTCGGCATAGTTAGCGATAATCCTAGCGAGTAGTGATCTCGAGTAGACAGGTACTGCCCCATATGCGAGTCTCCTGTCGGAGTACTCATAGCGATCAGCTACGATATGTAAATAGTCCCTGGTAGAGAGTTTCATAATTTGTCCGTACGAATCTTCCCAATCCTCCTCCCTTACGTCAATTCTTCCCAGGAACACGACAGAGTTCGAAATTGGTTCAACAAGCCTGATCCTTTGGAAATCGCTATATACACCCGAACGACTTCGTGCTGGATTTGAGATGACAAAGTTAGTGGATCGACATCGAGCCGTAATCTTGTCAGTATACTCGAGCTCGAGCTTGCCAAAGTCGTCTCTCCATATGTCCGAGCGATAGGCACCATATTCATATTGAAGCTTAAGGCCTGCAGTAATATCCGTCATACTGGTATCACCAATCCTGTCCTTTCTCGGGCCATGAACTTAATCATATAATCGACCCAGTCATCTTGCCCGGCTGTTCTGTCAAATCTTATGTACGCAAGTACGCCCGTAAACGTGATGGTATCGTCGATTGACAGAACTGTCCAATCACGCTGCCATCCAGTTTTTGCTGAATCGACCCACCACTTTCGTACTGCCTCGGCTAATTCATATTTGGTTGGCTCATATAAACTTGCACGATCGCTAAATTTTAGGCGTCCCCAAATGACAATGATCTCTGAGAGACCACCAAAGTCGAGTGCGAGCCTTCTCGGAGTACCATCCGCAATATCTCCTGGAAGAGGTGTTACGATAGTGGACTTGTTCATTTGGTGATTCCACTTATTCGCACGCAGGTAATACTTCGTGTTAGGTGTAACTCCTCTCTCAATTGTTACCGATAGATCAGTAGCGCTAGCCAATCAATTGCCTCCGTGTCATGTCCCTCGTAGCCTTCTCCATCATGGGAGAGAACTCTTCAGGACGTATGCGTTGTACTGTCTCCACTGAGAAGTTGTTCGTCTGGTTAATCATCATGGAGCTCCCACCATTTCCACCACTCGGATTAACGACTGATACCTTTCCAATTGCTACCCTGTGAGCCGAAATCTGGTCGATCATCGAGGGTGAATGCTCCTCAGTCAACTTGTTATACAGGAAAGGCCCTAGCCATCCAGCTAGTGCTCCTATACCAGCACCGATTGCAGTACCAATTCCGGGAGCGATCATTGAACCAATTATGCCACCCATCCAGGCACCACCACCGATTGACATTCCAAATCCTAGACCCTTCTCGAGTCCACCAGCGGATTTATCCGTAGCCATTAGAGCACCACCAGCTGCAAGTCCCACAGGCCCAGCAAACTTTCCTACGGTTCCTAGAACGCCTCCTGCCTTTCCTAACATTCCACCCAGTAGGGGTAATCCAGCACCTTTCGTAAGTAGCTTTCCGAGTAATCCAGCACCACCAGCTGCAAGAGCCGCGGTTAACATTGGGCCTGCAATATTTGCTCCACCAGCTCCAGCCGTACCTCCAAAGAAGGCACTTAAGCCTCCTGCGAGACCTCCTTCCTGGAAGCCTTGTACAACTCCTTGAATCCAGACGGCGAGTTGCTGAATGACTGGAAAGAGTTGCATTAAGAACATCATGATTAGGTTAAAAATTGGCGTAAGTGGGGCGAGCAACATATCAATTGCCGCTCCGAATATCTTACCCATAGCCCCAAGATAGGCATTAGCGATGGACGATTGACGGACGAGCGCACCAATACCTACCAAGGCCAGTAAGGGCTTCATGAGAGACTTAAAAGAAGCACCAGCTTCTACCTGACGCGCTTTAGGATCGGTCGAACCAGAAGGCAATCTACCAGCAGTAGTTGGAGCGGGCGGAACACCTCTTCCTCCAGCAGTAGTCGGAGCTGGTGGAGGTACCCTTGTTCCTTCCATTTGCCGTTTTAAGTCATCGGCATCGACTGTAAACTTAACTCGGACTTCCTGTACTCCTGAAGATCCACCTGGTCCCATTACCATCTTTGCACCTCTCTTAATGCGCCTTGCGTTGTGCCGCTTCTAATTCTCGCATCATCTTATCTGTCGCGATCGTCCAATAGTCTATAAATTCTTCCTCGCCCATCTCGCTAATTTCCCTGTAGGGGACTCCGTACACTAGCAAATCCAACTCCATCTGACGACGGAGAGTCAATGCTAGGCTTGGGGTGAGTCTTGTTGCTCCCCGGAGCTCCCCAATTCTTTTTTTGCTTTGTCGATCAGCCTCTCAGTATCAAACGGTTGAGGGCAGATCTTCTCGAGTTCCTTACCGAAGTCGCTCGAGAGCTTAGTCATGAAAATGTCTTCCAGGGCAAAGCCTGGAGGTGGTACAAGGATCTCACGAAGTACCTCTTTGTAGTACTTGTCCCAGTTGAACAATGTTGAACCGTCCTGAGCATACTGAGTGGATGCCGCTAGGATTCTGTTCTTCTTCGTCCACCCTAAGGACTTCACTTTGAATGGGCCCCATTTCTTGCCTCTGAAGGGGATCCATACCTCGCTCGGAGGAATTGAATCCACGAGCAGCTGGCTGAAGTCTTGACCGACTTCCATTGCGTCTACCTGTGCTTTGTCTACCATCTGTTTTCTCCTCTCCTATATTTATTATGCGTAGTTCGATGCACTCAGGGCATCGTAAACAGCCATGTCCATACTCGAGAACTCCGCCGTAAGCTCGACAGGAATTAACGGAGTTTCTACTTGCTGAATAGGGTTGCTTCTGATGTAGGCTCCCGGAGTTGCAAACGCTGCAATTCCACCTGGGGGGATGGTAAAGCCAATCGTGTCTGTGGCGGAGTTCGCTCTCATAAATTCGAGAGAGACTACGCATCCGTAATACGCTGGCGTTAGCGGTCCTGCCTTCATGCACTCCTCAAAGAGAACTACATCATCGATATCGTATGTCATCGACAATCGATAGTTCCTCGGCCCCTCATCGATCGAGTAAATGTTCGGATCCGTCCCACCAGTATCCCTTGTGATATAGAATGGGGCCTCATTCCCGTTCTGTATCTCTAGACGGAAGGACTTCACGCGAGCCAATTGAACACCCGCTATAGTTATTCTACCCTCAAAGAACATGTAAGGCTGAGTTTGTAGAATGCTTACGCTGTGTTCGACCAGTGACGCATCATAACCCCGGTATCCGGCCTTGTTATGCACCATCTTCTGCGCCTGGATGTCGTCAAGGCTCATCGTTAGCGGTCCCTGTTCGGTCGCTTCGAATGTCGCCCTGTTGACCTTACAACCCAGATACCGACGTATCAACTTGCATGTGAGCGCAGAGTCGTAATTCATACAGTCGATAGTGAAACTGGGTATCTGACTCGATTCCGTAATCTGGTGGACGTAATTCGGAGAAGCCCCAGTGGTGGTGACAGACCCTAAGATGAACTTAAGGAACTGTCCATTCTGCAACCAGATGTTCGAGATACTGCCCTTATATTCAGCTCTGGGTTTAGGCATGATCTTCCAGTTGCGCCCTTCACCAATTACCCTCTGAGGATCGAACATGTTCTCCAGATCGGGTAGAGAAGCGCCATGCATTATACCAAAGCGCCTCCATGTGCCTCCTGCGAACACCCCGTAGGAGGATTCTGTTTGGAAAAATACTTTTTCTAGTTCGCCCTTGAAAGGCGTAGTTGGAACCATAGTTCCACCTCCTTTAGAAATCCGCTAGATCGATTCCATCTATTACAACCCCGTAGTTCTCTAACGAAAAGCGCATTTCGAATTTCCAGTTCTTCCTGCGCGACTCGGGTGACTCTTGGAACGACTTAAACCGTATCCACTGAAAACCAGTAGCTGGTGCGTTATGTTGATTCGCGTACAGAATACGTTTCATCTCGTTAATCACGTCCAGCCCCCTCTGTCTTCCCGTTACGGTGAAAAGCTCTATCTTCAAATTGTCGAACCTATTTTGATACTCGTGCGGGACACCTTCATACTCTTCGGTATGCGCTGGAGACTCATACTGAATGGTGGCTCTGTCTCGTTTCGACAGATCCATCCTTGGGCTTGGAGTCTCGTTCCAAATATACACATAGGGCTTCGGTACTCTACCTCCGTACGTCTGCCACTGACTCTCAAACAAAGCTATTATCAGGCTGAGCGGCTCAACGGCCGCCGAGTATGTTAACTCGACCATACGAGCCTCCTTAAGTTACTATCGAGAGATAAGTCTGCGATAGCGTCTCACGAAAGTATCTACGTCCTGCTTCCATATCTGCGCCTTGGTGGCGAGGTCAATCATACTTGTGCCAGACGGGAATATATTGGTATAGTCGGATGCGGCGATAAGGTCAAGAGCTGCCTTCTTCGTACACGCATCCTCAACCGTCTTAGGAACAAATGTATTCCCGTGGGTATATGCGACCTGAATGGAGTTTTTGAAGCGACCATAGATCCTTGGTAGACCATATCGGACATACCTCGTTGGATGCCAGAACCAAGAGACAAAGATTATCTGGCCGAACTGGTAGTCGACTATGAAATCTTTGTCTCTTCCCTCAGTTAATGTTTGCCATGACGAACCGGTATAAAGTTGTACACTCTGCACGGATTTGATTGGGACGTTCAGTAACTTGATGCCACCAATCTTGTAATCATGATACTCAGCAGTTATAGGAATGCCTGCAGTTTTCCACGTTTGGTGAGTTTCCTCATCCAAGTAGTCTTCTGCCCTGAGTATCAGATCCTCAATTCCTTCACGCGATGGGGTACCTGGTGAACCCACTTGTTCTATCTGCAAGAGGTTTACCACTTTATCTACGGTTGAGTAGTTCAGTGTTACCATATTCTACCCCCATCTAGCCTCATTGTTTCCCAGCGGAAAACTCTTCGGCTGCATTATTCTATGCACCAAGATATGTGAGTTCCCAAAGAACCTGAAGTGTGTCGCTCAGGCCAACGTTTACGGTTGGTGTTACTTGGGCGTACGCAAGCATATCCGCTGCAGCTTCGACTGCGTTATTGATTAAGCCTGCTTCGTTAATGCCTGTAGCGTTTAGCGTACCGGCAGCGAATGTGGCCCTGTACTGAGTAACGTTGTCGTTCGCAGCACCGAAGGCACCTTTTACTTTCGGGTAGGTTGCATCCATTGCATCAGGAGAACCCGTTGGAGTAACAAGTGCTGTCTGTGCTTTTGCACCACCGGCATAGCCAGTACCAACTTCGATATAGCCGTTCGCGTTATTGACCTTCGTCCGTGCAGGGACGTCGGACATCTGATCGGCAATCAGTGCATCACCCTCATCCGTTACGATGTTGTGATTGATGGAGCGTGCCTTCACTCTTCCATCAGGCCCACGGACGGTAGCAATCACTCGACCAGTGATTCCCACTTTCTCATGTATACCTGGAATGAGGTAGCTCAGGTCGGACAAAGCATTTCGGAACTTCATTGGTGACACCTCCTACGCTGTCTTTTTCATTCCTGCTCCGTGCAGAATCAGGAATCCTTCAATTTTATTATAGTTCGTGGTGAGCAATACTTCCACGCGGTAATGTGACCCAGGTGTTGCACTCTTCAGTACTGCGATGCAACCTGTTGACGTAACGACAGTTGTTCCTGCCTTCAGGATCGTTGACGTAACGTCAGTTTCGCCTGTTAACTCGTAAACCTTTATAGACGCTGCCGATGGAATCTCGCCAGTATCAAGTACTCCCTGAGCGTTGAATTCGCATCTCTTCTCCTCGTCCTCAGATATAAACAGAGGTGAATTCTCGAACTCCATTGACTCGGGTGTTAAGGGTCTCGTCACTTTCCATCACCTCCCATTCGTTTCCAGAACTTGTATGGCGTCTCGCGATACTTGAAATAGAACTTCTTCGCGATACCTTTGTATTCGTATATGAACGCATCCACAATCCCTACGGTATTCGTAATGACCCTTATGCCATCGTATACCTTAGTGATCAGGTCAGTCACTCCCACGGCGTCTGAGATTAGTCTGACACCAGTATAGGTCTTGGTGAGCAAGTCTGTTACACCCACTGGATCCTGAATCGTCTTGACAATCTCTCGGGCCAGAGCGATAGCGTCCGTTATTCCGACAGTGTTAGAGATCGTCTTTACGCCGTCGTACACTTTAGAGACAGTATCGGTAACCCCGACGGTATTCGTAAAGGTTTTATAGAACGTTCCCACTTTCGTGATTACGTCTGTCACTCCCACTGTATCGGCGATTGTCTTTATCCACGTTCCTGAATAGGAGACCACACTCGTCACCCCGACGGTATTTAGAATCGAGCGGTAGCCTGCGTATACCTTTGCGATAGTTGTAGTGATCCCGACCGTATTTGCGATTGTACGAACGTAAGCAAAGGGCGGATTCAAGTAAGCGTTGTCCAACGTAAGGTATTGCATTCTCGGTTTCAATATAGTTGGCTGTGCGATTGGGAAGCCCCATCCACCAATATTCGGAATGCGGAAGTAAGGCAATAACCAGCTCATATCCTCGTTCGTGAATTGCTGTACACGAGCGTAAGTAATAATTGGTTGCTGGTCTCCTAACTCACTGCAGTCGGGAAACCATTCTCCTAAGGCATCAACCGCAATTGGACACATTGACTACGCCTCTCTATTTCTTCGATCTGCTTCTCTGTCGGTACACATTTGTCACACTCTGGCTTTCCGCAAGTTGGCTTGTTGCACTTCAAACACCATCCTCTTTTTGTACCACTGCCCGGACGAACTATAAAGTGCCCTCCACAATGGCAACACTGAAGGGTATCTGCCTCGAACTTCTTCCCATCGGGAGAGAATGCCTCGACATACCCGTTCGGTTTTCTTGCGGTGTGTTGATACATTTATTCCTCCCAGTGTGCTGTGACTTCAACATCGGGTGTGGCAGCTGCTGCAACGTCAACTGTGAAGATGCCTACACCTTCAGCAACCACGGCAGGAATAATAATCTCGCCACCGGGATAGGCTACCCACCGGAACGTGGCTCTCTGGTTCATTCCGAACTCGAGTAGAATCGCACTTGCGGTATAGGTTGGCTCAACGGTATGATTTACGTTGCAGACCAACTGAGCACCTGGTGCTGACGGATCGAGCGGAAGAGCAGTAAATCCCGTTCCTGTACCGATAGCAGTAATGCGCTGTACTGTCGTCTTCACAGTGATGTCAGCGGGTGCTGAAATCTGACTCTGAATCAGTTCGTACAGTTTTCCTCTGCGCGCCACTATGCCCGTTAGAGTCATAGTAGTATCGGCTGGATTGGCAACTGTCTGAGTCCCTACGCCTGCGTATTTGTCCATTTTACCCTCCTATCAGGTATTGTCGCCCTTCTTGTAATATTTTAGTATCATACGGATGTGCTTTACGACTTCCCAAGCTCCGACTGAGACAAACATCATCGAAGCAAATGGAAGTACAACTCCTGTCCATCTCATCCAATAGTCTGGCTCGGGAATTCCAAGTATATTCAGGATCTGGAGTATACCTATGAATGGTGCGAGTCCTAACCCTATTGTTATGAGTACCCATCCACGCCACCAATTGGTTAGCTTGCACGCGTAAAAGCAGGTTGCAAACGCACCGAGGGTTGCGACCGTTTTTGTTATAAACATAGCCAACTCCCACCATGTCCATTCGGGCATCTCCTACTCCTAGACAGTTACTCCCAGCTTGATTGTCAATAGTGAATAAAATTCCGAAAGGGTACATCCCGCTTCGTGTGCAATCTTCTGCATCTCGAGCATTCCCATCTTTTGCGAGACAAATATCAGAGCATCGCTAGGACTAATGTCTGGATGTTCTTTCTTCACCAGGGAAATAACCTCTTCCATTCCCTTAATGCACTCCTCACCCTCTGGGGTTAGTTTGTATCCCGAACCCCTTCGTGCTAGGTGGGGTTGCTTTTCTAATGTCTGGTCTACGAACAGTGACCAGATAACGTCCATTTTCATTTCCAATCCTGCCACCTTCTCGGGTACTCCCTTATTTGCCTTTATCACTGAATCGACAGTGCCCTTCCAATAGGCTAGTCCCCCAATGACACCCAGGATCGAAATAACTCCTAAGATGATTGCTATTAACGACTGGGCATTTTCCATAATCACTCCTCCGTCAAGTTATTAAATAGTGTATCCGTGCACGCCAACTACAAAATCGAGAGTGGCGTTATCAGTCGCGTTCATTGTTTGGAGCCAAATCTTAACTGGCAAACCTCCTATCGTAATCGGAATCAATTTCGTGGGTGTCGTTAATATCTTTCTTACGTTATCGGCTGGTGCTCTGAAGAAAGGAAACTCGCTGTATTGTCCCGCAGTAATCGCATCGGCGAGAGTTCCTGTCCCATAAACGATCCTGCACAGGTACAGAGAGCTAGATGAGTTTGCAACGATCAGCACCTCATTGAAATCACCGCTAGCCATTCCAGGTATAGGAATATCATCAGTACCAAATAATTGAGCCTCATCCCCAGGATCGGCCCCGTAAACACCGTTACCGGATATAGCCCTGTACAGAAGAGTCAATCCTGAGGCAAGGGGTGTACACCAGTGAGTGGCGTCCTGTGGATTGAGTTTTCCGAACCACCGAACGTTATGATGATCGTGCTCCTCGGCAATCTCAGCATCCCTTTGGGTCGCTATCATTAAAAGGTCTTGTCCGTTTACTCCTACAACCATTCCTTTACCCCCATCGAGTCCAAACTATTAACCCTAACTGGAGATCACGCAAGAGAAGGTTATCCTGCTTCGCTTTCGCGAGAAGCCATCGATTAAGGTAGGTATCACTCTTGCTAACCTCGGCCACAATGTTGATATTGCCCATAATCTCGATCGCTCCCCTTTCGGAACTTCCCTCTATGGAGAGCCCATCATCGGCCATCTTAATCGAATCAATATAGGCACCATTACCTGTTTGAATGACTTGGCTGGTATTTGGGACAGTGGCACCATCAAGTCCGTTGGGAGCTGCATTAGTATTTATCAGTCTCCCTATCCTTAAAATACGGAAAGCGTATAACACTACACTATTGGGAGGCAAGTCGACAACAATAGGTGCTCCCGCAATAGTTGTAGGAGTCGTATCTAGCGTAACGAGTGGAACTGCATCGCTCCAGAACTCGAGTCGTGCTAGACTGTGACATTGTCCATTTATTCCAACACTCATACGTCACCCCTAGGCTAAGTAGCCTCCATCGACCTGAGCTTCGTATTCAAAGATAACCGTTAAATCGACCGGAGTTGCGCCCGTACCGGTAAGGGTCATTACTATTGTCTTAGTTGCGTCAAGTGACGCCGCACCTTCCCACCAGACCTGTTTATCTTCTGCATCAATATTGGCCTGTGCGCCCGTAGTTGAATCGATAAACGTTATTACCTTGCCAGCGCCACCTTTAAGAGTAATGTGAGTCAAATCGGCTGTGGTGGCACCATTAGAGCGAATGACAATCCTCTTCAGGAAACATCCCTGAGTGGTTACAGTGGCAACTACTACATCACCTGCATCGGCAGCTTCGGTAATTGCCTTCTCGAATATTTGAATACGACCCGTAACCTTCTTATTGACATTCGTCAGCAGGGTGTCTATCTTGGTATCGACTGCTAGGAGGGTTACTTGTGAAGCATCACCTGTCCCTACGGGAAGTGGTATTGTCCTCATTTTCTACCTCCTACACTACCTTCAAATCGTTAAACTGAATTTCGATGTCATCTACGTGCATTGTATCTCCACCATTGTTAACAATCCGCACGTGAAGTCTCTTTTTCGCAACCTTCGTTCCGAGCGCATTAACGAGTTCCTCATCCTCAAGGATAAAGCCCTCAGTAATGACATCGAAATCGGTTAGGTTAATGGCCGAGTTTTGATAGCGTAAGTACGGATCATTAGCGGCGTCGTGGGGCCCATCTTTCTGGAAGAATTCCACCGTGTAGTTGGTAGCATCTAAGCCCGAACCCACAATGTTGACCGAGAGGATATTCGCCTTCTGTACGAAGCCATCTACCTCTACCTCTACTGAGCCTACAACACCACCCTTGGCCACTTCTCCGACGGTAGGAAGTCTACCAGTGTTAAAACGCTTAACGAGCGATTGTTGCGTTACTTCCGCAACGGTCTGATTTCGAGGTTGTGTTAGTGTTCCAGTAGCCATTACGCCACCTCCTAGGCTTTATCTACGGTTCGAAATTCGAACTCTCCTTGCTGAAAGAGTGCGTCATGTTCTACCTGAGAGACTGGTTGCCATACGTTACGAGGGAAGACACGCTTCTCAGGCCCCAGCGTGCGTACACCTTGTCCCTCAGCAAAGGGTCCGATGTATCTTGCCTCGAGAACCTTCTCTTTTACGATTGTGACTGCTACAGGCTCGATAATCTTCTCGGGCTTGACAATCACCTCTGTTACGGGTATCTTGGTGGTTGGTTCCTTCTTTGCAACCGGTTTAGTAACCTTTTTACCCTTGGGCATTTCACTCCCTCCATATAAAACTATAGCCGTCATGCTGGAGAGGAACTAGCATGACGGCTATCATGGTTGTTCCTTTCCGTGGCCACCGAGCGCTTGGCATACAGGAAAGGTACGTGTTACTCGGTTATTCAATTACCGGGGTTCGTTTAGACAGGTACGGCTACGACAGGATCGGCCGCGTCGGTTACCCAGTTTCTCCACTGGTCGCCCGTAGACGGTTTGAAACCTTTCGCAACAGTGATATTCGCAGTGGCATCTCCGAACCAGTTATCCAGAACCCTGTTCCCACCACTCACGTCTGAGGTGAATGCGAGGTTTACAGTGTTCGGATGGTTAACGGCATGGTACACGTCGGTAAAGACGTTATGCATTACCAACCCCTGATTCATGTCCATACAGACATCGTTCTTGTTGCTCCGGAAGAGGTTGCGACGAATCACATCTCTCAACGGTGCGGCAATACCAGGTGAACCTGGGGGTGCATAAATCGCATAGGTCAGCTCGTTAAACTCACTGTCCTCTACGATATAGTGATGGTTACCACCCCAGTCCTCAATCCCGTTTCCGCCAAAGGAACCGATTGCGACGTTTCCGATGAACTTACAGCTTCTCACAATGAAGTGGGAGCTATCGGGATAGGTAGCTGATTCTGCCCTGTGTGCCCTAATGGCTGAATAGCCTGTTTCAGGTACGAATAGAATGTTCTGGAATTCCCACCCCTGATTCCTGATAGTGAGCAGCGGTGCGTTTGCGGCGACGGCTTCTTCGCGCCATCTTACGCCATCGTCATGGCGAGTGTTACCACCCGTCACACCGATAACTCTTACGCCGGTAATTCCCAGAGGAGCAGTTATCTGTTCTCGAATATCGCCCCAGACGCAAATGACATCGTTATCAGCGATTTTCTCGAAGACCCTCTCCATGTGCTTGAAGGGAGTCGTAGGAGTTTTACCGCTGGCACTGTCACTGCCTCCGTTATTGACGAACCAGACATTTCCGATGCCTACAGGACCGAGACCATCCCCGAGCATCGCATCGCGTAACGTTGCGCGAGTCGAAATCCATGACAAAAGGGTTCTCACTCCACCTGAAGCTTGAAACCCAACGCCGTAAGGATTGCCTTTCATTTTCGTTCTCCGAGTACTCTCTCCAGAAGTTTTACCCCTTCGAGTTCTGACTTAGAAAGTTGTTCCTCTAAGGGTTTGTGAGAGCACTTACGGCACAGTGCTATATATCGTTTCGTCCGCACGTGCCCTGTGCTTCCACATCGGCTACACTTCAGAAGAGTCGGTTCAGACCTACGCCTTCTTCCCACTCTCGTTTCCTTATTTATTTGTTAACCGGGTTAGTTCAGATCAACGATCTTCGCCTGTTTCCGGAAGTCGTAGCACTTTAGTTCCATCGTGGTACGGAACAGACCCACAATCGCAAGTTTCCCTACGATGATAGGATCTCTCTGTTCGAAGTACTCGGTGGTGAATGCAACGCCAACTTCCAACCATCTGGTATCCAGGACATAGAAGTTGGAACCGGCCAGGGTGAAATCGGCCTTCGTGGATTTCGGAGTATCGACATCGGCGAACAGAGCGATACCATCGTAGGTGCTGACTTGGAAGCCAGCTCTCTGACCGGGAATGTTTTCTTCTCCACCACGTTTGACCTGAAAGTCGCCTGTCTCCATATAGCGTCTTTGCGCCTGGAGAGCCTGTTTGAAATGACGCTGTTGATCGGTACCGGTTAAGAGCAGATCGGGTTCACCACCGTAGAATCTGACCCTCTCGATAGCCTCATCAACATAGTCGGTATCGAAATCGCGTGGTACACCATCACCGTCAAAGACGTTACCTGCATTGTATGCCAGAGCAGTTCTGGTAGCGCCGCCAGGTGTAGCAGCGGTGAAGTTGTAGCAGTCGACGTTCTGGTTGTTGGCACCGGCTACAGTACGGCCATCTTCCTCGATGATGTCATCGAGTGAGGTCATACCTTTTCTGCTCTTGACGGTAATAGCATCGCTTTGGACCAGAGCCGCAGCGGCACCACCACCAACTAGAGTAAAGCCGATCACACCGGTTGTGGTATTGATAGCGGTCAGGAGAATGCCTCCTGCGGCCGCATTCTGGCTTTCCCAAAGGATATCGCCAATTCTGAAGGCAGAGGGATTGGAAACCGCGGCAACGCCTGTCAAGCCGGCAGTTTTGACAACATCGACAGCGGAACACAACAGTTCCTGTTGGAGTTCCTTGACGTGGTCAATTTCACCGAACTGTAACTCTTTTGCCATCGCGTCTCCGATACCGCCCTCTTTGGTTGCAATCCATTGAGCCAGTTCGGATGAACCGACGGGTGTCACTACCTGGCGAGGCAGTGAATATACTGATTGGTAAGTCTGCTTACCAACATCGGGCAGGGCCTCAATCTCTCCGATAGGTTTAGATTGAGCGTTCCTCGCAGAACGGATACGCCAACCGATAACGTTACCCCAGGTGTTATGACGCAGGAGATTGAAGAACTTCCTTTGAGAGTTCAACGAGTCCCACACCTTTGCACCGTAGGTGACATTAAAGAAGTCGGCAACCTGCAGCGGGTCGTCAGCCTTCAACAGGTATTCGCCTGCTAGCCCGAAGGGACGTGACTGTGATCGCTGAATAAACTCCAGCACCGTTTGTTTAAGCTGTGGACTCATTTACATCCCTCCTCTTAAAGGTAGTCCACGAGTGTTGCCCAGGAAAGCTCTATACGCTGGGTCGATTGATCTTCGCATCGCTATAATATTTTCCCAGGATTGACCCGTGACCTGCTTCGCTACGTTCTCAGCCTCGGTTTGCTCATCGCCAGGAGCTTCCACGGACTTTCGAATTTCGCTCGGCTCGGCTTTTTCTACATTGGCCGGTAAGGCGCCTGAGGCTGTGACAAAACCTTCTTCCGCCATCTTCTGTTGGAAGCGAGCATTGACCATTTCCTCAACTTTGTCAGCCGGGATCATTTTTGCAATAGTCCCGTTGAGACGACTGATTTCCTGATTAGCATTATCGAGCTGTTTCGCCAGTACCTCTTCGCGCTTGGACGCAATATTCCCGTAGGGGAACGGGAAGGCTTTCTTGACATCCTTGGCTTCCGAAATGGGGTAGGGGTACGGCTTCTCTTTATCGCCCGGTTCACATTCTTCTGCATTGGTGACTTCAGGCTTCCAAGGACCTTCGGCGGAAACTTTCTTGGGAGCGGTTTGAGTAGTCTGTTCCATTTCTTTCTTGACGGCTTTCTTTGCCTCGGCCATCAATTCGGGCGGGAACCCTTTCTCATCCTTTTCCTTCGCCTCTTCCTCTTTTTCCTTTTTGTCTTCTGGTTCATCCTTCGCGGGCTCTTCAGCCTTAATGACCTGCCTTAATAGGCTGTTGGTCTCTTCTTGGGCTTTGAGCAGTTGCGCGAGGGGTCCGCCCTCAGTGGACTTTTCGAGGGTGGCTGTGTTGGTCTCGTTCTCTTTCTTCAACGTGACCCTCCTCTTTTGGACTTTCTTGTCTTCAAGGTACTCGACCTCCTACCATTAGAAGACCCAGCGCTAGAGACACTAGTGCGATGTACTGTGTGCCTCTATTATTAAGTATAAGTGTTGCGCCTGGCCCAAAACAAGGGGACTCGGGGTAATAAAAGGAGAGTTTTAAGGGATTTGCGGAAAATTACGAGGCTAGATACAACCCTTTGGTATCTAGCGTAGCTGAATCGGCTTCTACGTCATCGCACTTCAGTAGGATGAACTTCGCTGCCTGGTTCTTTCCTTCCTCGCAGATCGTGACTTCATGCAACTCGAGGTTGGTTACATCCCACCAGCAAACATTATTCTCGCATACGTACTTCCGCCCGAGTGCCTCGCCCCCGATTGAGAAGCTCCGTAGTATGCCTTTCCTGATGAGGTCTATGACATCACGAGCGATCTTGACATCGTCTCGAAGGATGCACACCACAAATAGACCAATATCGTCTACCTGGCTAATCCATTTCTTTCCATCGTTGTCAGTATATTCTGGCACTACTTCTGCTACTTGAGCATTGCGGTGCTTGATCATTACGTTGCGGAACTTAGGTTGCTCCATAAACTTCGCGAAGGCTTTCTTCAAGGCATACAGTGGAATGCGATGTCCTTCTTTATCACGCACCACCGGAGAAGCGTATCCGGCGATAACAACTTTCTTCTTTTCGGCTTTCTCAATAATGAATGCCTTATCCATCAATCCTGTATACATGGGTGTCGCAGTATCAAAGACGAGAGTATCTTCCTTCAGCAGATAGTTGCCCGTTACGATATAATGCATCCCGGCGAAGCCTAACTCGATCTTCTTCTGGGAGTTAAGTCCATCCACGACCCTGATTGTTGCCTCACGCATTGGCTCACTATCGGAAATACCAAATAGCTCGCACAGGTACCAATTTCGTGGTCTTCCTGCCTCGAGCGAAATTAACTTGTCGAGGGCCATTGCGATCTGTACCCTATCGTCGGGATGATTTAGGTCATCAGCAGCGTCCTCGAGCACACTGTATACCTTACCAGCGTCTGCACGCTTCATCTCGAGTTCTTCTGAATCAACCCCACCTGCTCCAAGCTTGTCGATGTCACGTAACTCTCTATCGTGAGCGAGATATCGCTTCCGAACATCGTCGGCACATTTCATTACGCGGGGTCTGAGATTAGTTGCAACAACGTTCAACTGATTATCAGTCACGGTCTTATCAGGATTGGCTAAATCCAAATACGTTTGGAGCATCTTGAAATAATGCTCGTGAGGCCCACCATATCCCTGGATAGACTGTCTTGGGTGTCCACCCATAAACTCGCTAACACTAAAAGGCCCCTCAATCGAAACGTCGGAGGCATCTTCACCCCAATGCACCTGATCCACTGGATGGGGTTCATCATATCCCACGTGTCTATGCTCTTCAATAGTAGGATTTACCCGTGGAAGAATTTTGCGGATAATAAATTGTTGGGCAATTCCAACTGTCTCGATAGCCTTATGCATAGCCTCACCGGGCATATAGTCGACCTTCTCGTTTGTCCCTATCGTCAGAGGTAAGGACTCATCGGTCGTATCTGGTTCGTATTTCTCTACGGGACGCTTTGAGATTTCCTCGTGCAACTTCTTCAGTTCGGACTCGTCCATCTTTTTGAGATCCATACTACGCTCCTTTAGGCCCCGCCTCTTGTGTATTATACGTTTCGCCATCACCTTCCGGACTCGGTGGAATCTCGTCGATCTTAGTGACTCCCTTTGGTTCGGGTGTCACCCTAAATCCGAATTCTTCCTCGGCTGCAAAAATCTCGTCACGAAACTTTTTCCTCTCTTCGGGTGTCATCATATGTCTCTCCTTAATCGGGCTCGGCTCCGAATCCATCTACAAACTTCTCCATTCCAGCGCGATCGATATGCCAAATCTCACTACCGCTCGAAGTCTTCAATTTCATCGTGAACCCTAACTTTTTATAGAACCCCTTTGCGCTCTCGACTGGGATGAGTGTCACTTCTTGAATCTTCTCATCATCGAGCGTATTCATAAACAGCTCGGCCATCAGACGTGAGCCAATATGTGTAACATGCCGTGCATCAGTTGACTTAGGATAATTCCAGGGCGCTGAAGCCAAGAAGTCAACGTGCACAGCATCGCCCTTCGGTCGTTTGAAGTACGCCATAACTCCTTGAGTTTGGCCCTTCGCGGTAATATGCATTCCCTGGTCGTTTCCTCGAGAGATTTCGGCCATTGCTCCAACTCCGTCAGCAAGTGACTCCCTAACCTGGGCGCGTTGTTCGGGAGTGATCGCCCTCTTGACGATTGCATCGTGCGCTTCAGTCCATCGTGCCTCTGCATCGCCAAGTCGCTCTTGATCAGTTGAGTGTACTGTATGGGGTAGATCTAGCACATCATCGGAAGTGGTTGGTCTACCGGCTCCAACGTGCTTGGGTGCCTCTGTAGGTGCAACTGTCGCAGGTAGCTGTGTTGCTTCAGGTTTCAGTCCGAGCTGTTTAGCCTGCTCTGGTGTTACCCAGAATTTTTGATAGAACGTCTTCCCACCTCGTGTGATAGGTTTATTGACAAGAACCTTACCTACGTTAGAGAAGGCTTTCTCCATCTGGGTAATTCTATCCTCGGGCTTGATTTCTACACCCTGAGGAATGCCATCGAACACCTCTTTCAGCGTTTCGGGATTTCTTAGTCCATAGTTCTCGTGTAGTATCTCTTTGAATACTCCCAGGTTATAATTATCGATCTCCGCTTCGGTTATCCATTTGTAGTCGGTATGCTCTTCGGACAGCTTAACATCGCCCGTAGCACTTGCTTCGTAGAAGATTACGGGTTTAGTCTCCTTCCCGAGCTTGAGCACCTTTACAGTAAAGCAATCGGGATCGGATATCATTAGACCCGCTTCCTCTTTAACTTCGCGTGCGAGTGCATCCTCAAGCTTCTCTTCGTCCTTCAAATGTCCACCGGGTAGATCCCACCAATCGCTACCCGCATCTTTCAATATCAAGATCTTGCCATCCTTACGAATGACAGCCTTAACCGAAAGTTTAATGTCCTGAGCTTTAGTGAATGGGATGCCTCGTTTACTCATTTCGTCTTCGAGCACCACTATCATTACGTCATTGGGCAGGGCGTTCTCTGGTGAGAGCGGATCCCAGATCGTCATAGGTTCGTCGGTGCTAATTCCCTCACTAGATTGTCCTGGAAACAGATTCGCGATCGTTCTCTTGCGGCCACTACCACCAAACGTTGGAGTGAAGCCTGTAGATGTAACTGTCGCTCCACCAAAGCCTCCATCTCCGCCACCCTCTTTCTCGACGTTACCATATCGAGTTGTGGTTCGTTCGCCCTCTCGATAAATCTCATCTGCCACGCGCAGCGCATTGGTAAGGTTAGTAGAGCGTTCGGACATCTCCTTCTGTACACGTTTCAGAGCTCCTGTGTACTGTTGCCAAAGTTCAGCAGTACCTCTATCCTTATTCGCTAACGCATTCTCGATCTCACTATCGAGAATGCCTATCGCCTCCGCAATCATGTCATTATCGTATAGTAGTCGTGCCTTTGCAATACCCCGAGAGGTATAGCCTGAGATCGGAATCTGAGATAGGCGGTCGAGAGGTGTTGTATCGTCAGGTTCACTCTTCATTATTATATTAGTGGCTCGTGGTAGGTATGCGGTAAAGGTTTTGAACTCACCCTTTCGTATTGTATCGGTTCCGGCCATTTCCACACCTAGTATGCCACCTACGGAAACATTCATATCAGTATTAACACTCTGCCCTAATCGCAGGTAGTACTTACCTTCAAATTCAATTGCGTCTGCTTTAGGCATTCCCGAAGATTTTGCAACGCGCGTGTCGTCAATTCTCACTTGACCAGTCTCGGGTGCTCTAGCAGGCCCCCATCCACGAGAGTAAAGCTTACAGCGTCCCTTCGGACTAATCGAGCCGATAACCTTAACGCATCCACCTGAATCCTTTGCGGGCTCACTCGCTCCTTCCTTCTTGATGAAAGACTTACATGTCGCACACCTATCTGAAGAGGAGGAGTTGTCCACATACGAAGCCTCATTCTTGGAAATCTTAGCCTTAGCCAGATGGGCTTGCAAAATGAGATGGCTCGTTAACATAGTACCGGCGAGCAACTCCTCGAGCAATAGCTCATCTCCCTTGGAGAGCAGTTCACCTAATTTTCCCATCCCTATTGTTTCGGCCCATTCTTTACTGATCGGCCCTACGGCTACCTCATAGCGGAACATCTTATCGCTTGGAGCTGATTTCGCAACCACTAGCATCTTTGCAGTGGTTCCACTTACAGGCCCGTTATACTCTGTCGGTAGGGCCTTCTTAACTCCGTGGGTTGCTGAAATAGCAGCAACGATTGAAGCTAGGCCGTCTTCGGAGTAATCGTTAAACCTCTGGGCGAATTCCTCTTTCGTTATATCACCTGGTAGTGATTCAACATCGCACCAGTAGGTAACCGCCTCCTGTGACATGCCTTTCAGAAGTTCTTTTACGCTTGCTTCATAATCAATCATACCATCACTCCCCATGGCTTCATTTCCGGAGCCAGTACTGTCTTAATCACGTTTCCGATTCCCACTACGAATCCATCTTGCGAAATGTGGTGATACCAATCCTTGGGCGGTAACTGCTTCTTTGAGAGATTCGCAATGCTCTCTTTGATTACTCCAAAGCCCGTTCGTTCTATCTCCCTCTGCCATGCATGAGTCGAAACTCTTAATGGTTGGGCTTGAGGCACGGCCGTATGGGTCGTTGAGGCGGGTTCCTCAGGTTTAACGTGTACAGTCTGCATAAACGTCTTCCCGTCACGAGTTACCTGTACCTTCTGAGGTTGTGTTCCAACGGGTATAGCCTTCTGGAATTCAAGTGTAGCCTTTCTCGCGAATGAGGCAACACCCTCGAGATCACTAAGCGTTCCTCTCCCAGAGGCCAGATTTCTATCGAACATCATGTGCCTAAGTTCGGCACTCTTCCGAACCATATCACGAATCGCGATCTTTGTTTCGTCGTCAGTCTTCTCAAGCTTATCTGGTGAGGCATCAAACCTCTCCCAGACGTTCAATTCCTCTTTTACTAGCTGAAGGCGATCCAGTATTTCATCTGAATCCATCTTCAACCCCTGGCGGATCATCCTCACAGCCTCATTCAGATATCCCGATACAGTAGACCAGTGGGAATCCGTACAACTTACGCAAGAAGGGGATTTTTCACCCAGGGTAATTTCGGATTTTACCGTGTCTTTGCCTTGAGGCTGTATATTAGTATTGTCCTCTTCTGCTAGTAATCCCGCTTGATTTCGATTGATCAATTCCGCAGTCAAAACCGCGGCGAGTATCTCGGCATCCTCTTGTTTGATCTTTCGGCGTGCCTGTTTTGCAACAAGACTCGCCCAAGCCTCGCGCAGCTCGTCTTCCTTTATGTCGTCAAGACAGTGCTCGTCTTGGGCTATTTTATTGAGGGCTTCTTCTCCACGAATGAACGCTAGGGCACCCACCTTTCGCGCTATCTGGGATGAACCATACGGTCCACTCTTCCCCCAGTAATATCCGTCCTTCTTTTCTAGTATTGCCATTTCTTCACCTACCGTATCCTATCTAATCTGTGCATCAAGAAATCGGGCATGTGCCTGATCCCATCAGCTACTGCATACGCCATATAGTATTTTGGTGCCTCCGCTGGAATGGGGTGTTCCTGTGTACCGACTACTCTGAATCCGATATTCCTTCCACCATATCGCAAGTGTGCGATCGCACCAGTTTCGTATACCCGTTGGTAGGGTTGAATCGCTATTGAGCGCTCTCCATGACCACCTCGAGCACGTATGTGACCTTGAACCAATCGAGGAGTGGGATTTCGTATGACCCATTCTCTATGGCCCCATTCAACTGCTGCCGCATGAATTGCTCTATAGCCTACCTCAAATCCATCGTGCGTATTCCGATCGAAGTATCCTGAGTGTAGCAGTGTCGCATCATCGGTGAATCGCGAAACGTTGCGCTGCGATTCAGCAAAGATAAACTCGCCGGTATCCTTAACTCCCTCTACGAGGGCGTCCACAATCTCGTTAATTGATTCCTTCGATATGTGCATAAAACTCCTACGAGGTTACGACGATACCTTTGATATCCTCGTTATCGATTGGAGTAGCTTTCCAACCCGCCTCGCGCAATTTAGCGGCCCTTCGACTTAAGTCGCCCTTTGTCTCACCCGAACCTGCTGCGACTACTGCAAAGTGTCCAGTCTCCTTTCCCTCGGCGTCATAAGTATGATAGGTTGAACCATATACGGTATAGCCCTTACTCGTAGAGCTATTTAGTTGGTCTGCCGCTTCCCTAGCTAAGGATTCGGCCTTATTCCGATCGAACGTCTTATGGCCCTGACCCTTTAAGTTTTCGAATACCTTCACCTTACCAGTCTCTTCAGGACTGAGTTTGCTTGGTTCTTCCGATCCACCACGTTCTTCGGGCTTGCCATAGGTCTCTTCAAACTCTGACAAATCCTGTTCGGCGTTACGCTTCTCCTCAGGAGTTTTGGCACCATTTATTCGTGAGACTATACTTCGGCGCTCACCACGATAATTCTGATCAGTGAAGATAGGTCGTGAAGGCTCGTAAGGCTTTCGCTCAATACTAGCGGGTTTATCACCTTCGAAGCCTCCCGTACCCTTAAAGCCTCCCTGATTAGGGTTCAGTTTGATCTTTGCTTCACCCTCGGTTGCTTCTGGTTTTACAAATACGGTCTGAGTGAAGGTCTTTCCACCTCGGGTAACTGAAATCTTCTTCGGAACGAGACCCGCTTTGAACAATCCTTCTTGTGCACCCGAATCCTGCTTGATGACCTTCTCGTGAACCATTTCATCCTCAGCAAAGATTTGACCGTCAGCTCGGAGCACGTATCTATGACCCTTATGGACGATTGTTGCATCACCATCTTTGGTCAACTCGACAACCTTCGCATCATCGCCAAGGCGTCGTAGAATATTTCGTTGCTCGTCGGAATAGAGTTCCTGCTTTTGCAACCAGGCGATTCTCCGGGCCTGAGCAAAGTCTTCCTCAGTCAGGTCACCCTTCATTTTGCGAATCTCGCCTAGTTCGAATTTGAACGTCCTTACGTAGTTCTCGTCCTGCTTGAACATCTTATCCCACAGATCGTCGACTACTGAGTTGACCGCTTTCGCGACTTCCATCTCGTCGGCGGGTTCAATTATCTCGATCGGATGAACGGGTTCCTTTGCTTTTGAGCTCCTACCAGGATCTTGCGGTTGCAAGTTTGTAGGCTGAATCGGACTCATAATATCGCTCTTCTTGATTTTGGCAACGTCAAACTCCGTCGCTTCTTGCCCAGCGGGAGTCATCGTCATCGGATGAGGTGCGATCTTCAGTCTCGATTTATCAGCAATCGCTGGGCGGGTTTTACTCGGAGGGACTGCCCCTCCCTCTCTCACGGTTTCGTTTGGTGCGTCACTCTTCATTATCTGGGAGAGTCTAACTGAAGCACCACTGTTGTGATTGACACTCTTTTCGACACTCTTCAGTTTCGTATAGTAATCAGGAACTTCTCTCAAGTGGGCGTAAGCGATCTTCGCTGTCTCTTTCGGATCACCATGAGTGACATCCTTATGCTCAGTCTCGACCTTCATCCCCATCTTAAATTCGTCGAAGTTATATCGATTGAAGTTAATGCCGATTGACTGCCCAAGCTTGTACAGCTCGTCATCAGACATCTTTGCTAATTTCACTCCCGGATCGATCACTCCGAATTTAGTCGCTCCCGGAGGTTGGCTTGGAGTCTGGATTGTCCCATTAACTCTTACGCCATCAAAGGTAGCAACGTCAGGAGGTGCATTAGTCCCCTCCCTTGACGTATCGGGTTCGGCTGAAACACCCACCTTCTCTTCAGGTTCCTGTTTCCTGAGGTGAAGGTTGTCGATCGCTTTATTGATAAGCGCTTCAGCATCGAGGGGCACGTCCTCCTTTCCAATAAACGATCCTTCTTGCGCTGGCATCTTCATATGCCCTAACGCTGTTCGCTTTATCGGTTCGGCTGGTTCAATTCCTGGTGTCATTTGAGGTATGGGAACAAACGATGATGGATCCTTTTTCTTAATGGATCGCCCACCAGTCCTCAGAACGAGTGATTTGATCAACGCAGCCTCTTCTGACTTCAGAACAAACAGTTCCGCTATCTCGTCTTCGTTCATCTTCTCCATCTTGTGTCCTCCCCATCCAGAAGCATATGCGGCGGCTTCTTGGGCGCGTGCTTCACCTTCGGTTTCAAATTCACCGTGACCTTCGCCCCATTTCCACTTTCCCGTTGCTTTATCTTGATGTACAGGCATAATGCACCTCCCGTGCTTCCCTTATGTTCCAAATCTCGGTGTTCTTACTATTCCACACCTCTGATGATAAATGTCACTTGTTTCCGAATCCGGTATTGTTTCCGCTCCTGGAAGTTGTAAGTTGAGAGCGGTGCGTTTCGTCGGATCTCTCCACATCTGCTGGATCTGGCTAAAGGAGTATGGTCCACCCTGTGCGAAGACGCGACTTATCGGTTTCGTACGTTGATCAATCTTTGCTACCCAGTGGTAGTCATAATTATCCTTCTCGGGATCACTTTCCCAAGCGAGTAATCGCCCTTCACCTGATAGCTTTGCCATCTCGGTTCTGACGATCCTCTGGATTCTCCAATCCGCATCCTCATCAACAAACTTCTTCATCTCCAAGGTCATTCGTTGTAGATCCGGCGGAGTAGTTGCAAACGCATCTGTAATTACCCGTTCGAACTGCTGTCGAGCTTCGTTAGCGAAGGTAGTCAGTGCTGGGATGAACCCTGTAGGTGTTTCAGTCAGGACTTTCATCACCATTGTATCTCTGGTGGGAGATGGTTGATAGCCTCCCTCACGCATACCTTGCTGAATTCCCGCATCCATTAGCGCTTTGAGTACCGTACGGGAATCTTCATCGGCAGTTCTTCTCCAGACATCGATTTCCTTTCGTACCGCATCTACTGCTTGTGCCTTTGACATCCAGGGCTTAATCACTCGAGTTAAATCAGCTACCCGAGTATTGAACAACTTAAATACCAGCGAGTTAAGCTGGTCTCCTAACTTTATAGTTCCATAGGGATGGTTACTCGTATTTGCTTTCGAGAGTAGCATTGACTGCATCCCGTAACCTGATTGACCCCCACCACCCTGCAAATCGCCTTGACCACTTTCAGCTCCCTCAGTTCCTTCAACCGGTACATTTTGAGCTCCGCTGGAGGTTGAGGCATTTCTCCTGGTCCAGGTGCGGCAGGACCCGCTTCTCCACCAAATGGAGTTCCGGTACCACCAGGCATTCCAGCTCCCTCTGTACCCATTGTCGGTCCCATAAGAGCGTTTGCCTCTCCCGCACGTTTGCCTTCACCAGAGAATACGAACTCGCCCTTAGATGTAAGTTTAGCGGTAAAGCCCATCTGTACGAGTGTATTTGCATATGTAGCCTTAGAGTTCTTAACGCGCCAGGCATTCTCTTCCGATTGCTCCTCGGGTGTTACTAGGTGCAAGAAGTAATCGTTAATGCCATATGCCTCACAGAACTTAGGCAATACCTTTTCATTATATATAGTCTGGGCTGACTCAACAACACGTGCCTGCACGACTAACTGCACTTCAGATATAGACGCACCTCTCATGTCACCAGGGGCACCTTGGAAGATTGCAGTCACTCCGTAAAGACCAGCAACGCGTTGGCGTATCTCATCCCTGATGGGAAGATAGTCGAGTTCCTCTAATGTGTAACCAAGTTTGACCCACTCTACTCTCCCATGGCCTGTTTGACTCTCGATTGCCATAATCGGTATGTAGTGCGGATTCTGTTCGAGCTCCATCGTCCACTCACGACGCTTCTCTTCGATCGCTTCTGCGTTCTCGGAAATGATTCCAAGAATACCTACTGGGAGTTGCCTCTCGTAGAAGTAATCGTACAAGAACCTATCCATACCGATGAGTGTAAGTGCCTTCTCGTAGACGGAGAAGATTGGTGAATACCCGTAGGTCTTGCTCGGACTGTACTTAGAGTAGTGGATAACTTCATCGCGAGTGTAGTAAAGCATTTTCCCACGGTAGCGTACTTTATACATCGCAGGAACAAGTTGAGCGCCACACATAATTTTCTGTCCGTCAGAGTCAACTTCTTGAGAGCACGTTTCTCCTGCCTTTCCCACGTGATCGCGATGGCGTAAGCAGAACCAGGTATTCTGATCTGGATAGCCGTTCGTGTCGAGATCGAACTCCGTAAAGATAGGATCGAGGCGCTCAATTGAATCAACGCGGGCTCTTTGAACCTGACCATGCTCGTCCAGTTGGTAAGTCTTTGCCATCAGAAGGAAAGCATCATCAACGATCTGTACGTCGTCCTCACCCTCTTTCAGGACGTCAACAAAGGATTGACCGAACTTGTTAACTTCCTTGAAGTGTGCATTGATGCGCTTTAGCTCTTTCGGATTGGGTTCACGCGTTAGTGAGTTACAGGTCGGACAGACTTTTACGTCTTCCTGAAATTCCTGTTCACAATTATCGTTCGTACACTTCGATATAAACTTCGGTACGAACGTTACACCCCTCCGGAAAATCTCATTCCTCAGGTTAAGTGTAGCTGTTCGAATGTCCGAGACGTTAAACGCAATAGTATACAGGTCATCCAGAGCACGCCTTCTCTGGAAGTAACGTTGTCTGCGTTCGCGGTAGCTAAACTCGTCAACCCCTAGATAGCCCGTTTTTGCGAAGCTCGACTTGATATGAACGGGCGACCCACCACTTATGGTTTGGCCATTAAGACCCATTACAGGTAGTTGAGTCGCGTCTGCTAGACGCTGTATCTCGTCTCCCTGCTGTTTTATGATCGTATTGGCTTCGTCCAACGTCCTGGGAGGGGCTGGCTTCTCTTGTTTTATTACCTTAGCCATTCTCTGCTCCTAAAACTGCTTTAGCTCTCCGAAGAGCATCGTGTGCCCTCATCTGGGCGTTCACAGCTCTGTCGTAATCATTTTTATAGTACCTGACCTCACTCTTTGGGACGCGATACTCCATATGCTGCCAGGTATCGCGTGTTTGTTTTACACTCTCGTCTGAACTCTTTTGTTCGCGCTCGAGCGTCTCAAAGATTTCCTTTTTGTCCCCATCGTTCAAGTAAGAGAAATTCGGATTAACCTGTACGGTAGAATGTTCCTCGTCAAACGATACCTTATAGAGACCGTGCTGGTTGATAGACTCCGCTAGCCTCTTTAGTTTGGCATTAACTTCTGGCTTTTGCCTATCCCGAGATTCCTTCGTAGCCCACTCATGGAAATTCCAGGTGATAGTTGCACCACCATTATCTTTTGAGCGCACATCAGCTCCTGTGGAAGAGTGGCCCCACCCTTTTACACGATCACTTGCTATCCAGGTAGAGATCGGTACGTTGACCTTTGACGCTGCGAGTTTAACATCTCCCGCAGTCCTCGTATATATGCGGTTCCCTATAATAGCACCCTTAAGGGTATTTGCAAACTTCGAGCGGATCTTTTCTTGTGCGTCTAGTTGCTTTTCGCGTGGATCAGTCTCGGCAGGTTTTATTGAGGTCGGTTGGGCTTCACCCGTCGGTTTCTGTCCCATCGCCTCCGCTTGCTTTGCACTCACCCAGAACGTTTGTACGGTCTGTTTTCCTCCACGCACGATCGTCTTCTGAACCTTTACCTTTCCAGCTGACGACCAATCAACTTTCTGAAGGAGTGCGTTCTGTTCTGATTTTGCTACAATCAGTTGGGCTACTTCATTTTCGTTCATATCAGTGAAGACCTCCGCGTGAATCTACTTCTGGGATTCCTCCGTGAAGCAAGCTCGCGTGAGCGACTGTTAAACACTTCACCTAGACTCCCCACTATTCTTGCGCCCCCAGTTTTCGTTCCCTGCTTCTTTCGAATAGGTTCGGACGCAAACCAACTTGCCATCAAAATATCTTTTGACCTACCGATTGGGTAAGTCTCCATTTCCTCTAACCATAGACAGATCGGGCATTGGCACGCAAATGAGTGATTTCCAGCTCTCGGGATAATCCAACCGCTCTGCTCGAACTCGAGTGAAAGGCCAGGTAGACCCGTTTCGGGATCAGCCTTACTTAATGTCGTGAAGGGCTTGATCAGCATCTTCTTCTCGGGATCGAACTCGTGCATCCACTGAATTAGTGTCTGCTGATAGGCGTTGTTTTCAACCATTGTTATCTTCGGAGACCACTTATCGTTGATCTTAAACAGTTCCCTTACCGTCTGGGGGGCAGTCATACGCTTTCGAACTATTTCGAGCGGAATACGTTTCCGTCGCACTGCGTCCCAAGCGATTACGAATATGACCGTATACGCAGCGTCGGTCGAAGTTCCAACAGCAAGGTCAACTCCCACGTATCGTGGAAGCTCGAATATCCACGGGTACATCTTCCCGAACTCGAGTGAGGTATCAAAACAGTTACTCAGTAGTGGCTCAAGTGGGAACAATGTCTCGTCAGCGGATAGAGCAACGTTCAAGAACTGCCTCTGGAATTCGCGTTCTCCAATCTCGCCCATACGTTTCATAAGTTGCTCGAGACTCCATTTGCTTCCCCACAGTGGTCTACCATCATCCTGAATCGCCTTGTACACTTTGCTATAGTACGCTGGATTGCCCATTAACTCGTGTGTCAGGTCATCCAAATGCCAAGCAGTGCCAATATAAATCATACGCCCTTCTGGCTCGAGCAGGTTAATCCAAACTGAGTAGAAGGTCTTCTTCACGACTTTCCTCATCGCAGGATATTGAATTGCGTTTCGGAAGTCGATAGGGTCATCAAATACCTCTAGGTCGGCCCGTCCACCTGTAGCGGTTGACGTGATACCTAATGCCTCAACAGAAGCATCAGCCATGACCTTCGAGCGTTCCACTATGATCTTGTGCTTCGTCCATGTGCCCTCCAGTGCTGGTTTTAGGGCAGGAAACACTTTATGCAATCGCTCGTTCTTGCGAAGGTTATCGGAGATTTCAAATAATCTGTCTGCTGCTTTTTCATCCGACTGGGCTATCAGTTTGATTCTCAAGTCATGGTTCTTTCCTAACTCCCACAGCACTCTAGCAATTGAGAGTTGAGATGACTTGCCGTGATCACGTGGCCCGAGTATGAGTGCTTTCGGGTGGCCCGTCGGATTCCACTCGGGATGATAAAATATGCCTTGCCACTCTTCGTGGAAGTCTTGTTGATCCCACTGCATAACATAACGACAGAAGTCATTCGGATTCTCTCGAGCGAGAAGGATCTGAATGTCCTCTTCGAGTACACTTAAACTTGCTACGGTCTCAACCATTCGGTCTCCTAATTCGCGTTAGGTTCCTCGGGTACTAGCAGCGCGGATTTTCTCCTTCTGGCTTCCTCGAGCATATCTCTCAGGTCAGCGGGAGTACACTTCTCGAGCTTCTTCCTTCTCTCCTCGTCAGTAGCCTCACTCCTGGAAGTAGGTTCGCCAAGGAGCAGTTGATAGTACTTGCCCACTTCTATACGCAATCTCGCGAGCCTCGAGAATTCAGCGGAATCGGCTGCGAGTGTATTTGATTCGTCTTTTTGCTTTTTGGACGGAAGCAGAACTTCGTCCATGCGCCTTATGAGATCAGCAACGGTTTGAGTCTCACGTTGCTTGAGAATTTGGATCTTGGTGAAGTCAACTATAACCCCATCGCGCTCTAGCCTCGAGGGCCACTGTAGATCCTTTGCCTTGTAAAGTATCTCTTCTCTGGTGGGCATGTTTGGTATCCCAGAGTCAAGCATTTCATCGATGTCGCCAGCGCATCTTCGGTAGAGTTGGTAGAGTGCGTCATTACTTAACTCGGTCACGATATCCCTCCATCTGTCTCTTCTATTATATTATACGGGAGACCCTTGGCCAAAACAAGACGTGACCGAGTGTTTTTCAGTTCTTTATGCAGGATAATACGTGTTCGGCAATTTCTCGTGTACTTGTCTCAGGAGAGAATAGTAAATCAAACGCGACGTTACCTACACACGTGTTGCCCTTAACAATTCGGATCTTGTTTTCGTTCCACAAGACTTCAACTTTACAATGTGTCTTGCTTATCGCGAGCAAATCGTGAATAGCCTTCGCCTTCGACAGAATCGTCTCCTCGCGATCAAGAACCGCTTGCATGTGTTTGGGCGTTTTGTGGAAGCGGAGTTGAAGTCGCTCCCACCAATTTCTTGCCCATGCAGGTCTCTCAGGTACGCCGATTTGAATTACGTCACTCATGTGCCTACCCTCACTCGTCTAACTTTGTACCATACTTCTCGTCAGCACGACCAGCAAGATAAGCGGAATGCATCGCTGCACGAACTTCTGGACTCATCTCGAACTTCGTTTCGCCATGAGGCATCATGTGCCAAACTACTTCGAGTCTTTCATCCAGGGTGGGATACTTCGGAGGCTCAAGATTGAGTACCTCGGCTGAAGGGTGTCCTTTCGCTCGAATGAACGCTGCATACATCTTATCAGGATGACGGTGTGCAAATGAATCGCACTTGCCATCTTTCGTCAGGACGATATTTTTGCGATCGCACTTATTCTGAAACACCATTGGAAAAGCTGGAGTCCACCCCACCTCTCGAGTTGCCTCAATAGGAACGGGATCGTTTAGCTTCACGCAATGGAGACAATGTGTTTGGTTGCACAAAACAACTCCGGGTCTTATTTCTTCCGCCATGGCCAAAAACTCCTTCTAGACTTTTTCGTCTGGGGCAGGCTCGACTGCTGTAATGCCTTCAAACCGCTTGCTATCATCTGGGAGAATGTTTGATAGTGCTCGAGCGACATCAGCATCGCTGTTTCCAGTTTCACGTTCTTGAGCATCATGCTCGGGTTCGGCTCCAACTCTATTTCCACTACCAGGTCCGGGTTCGGAGTCTTGTCGAACACTTTCACTCGGCGGGTTTTGAACTCTATGACTTCCGTTTCCATTTGGCATCTCCTTCATGGGTTGTCTCAAATCTTTAGTGGGTACCCATACGTGATTGTTATCTCGCTCGGCATCGGGCCAGAGATCGTTATCCATTAACAGGTTGACCTTTGTCATACCCTTCTCAACGTCTCTCTCAAGGATCTCGGCTTCAGTCCCCCGCATCACTAAGACTTTGATGTCAATATACTTATTGATGGCTCTCTGGATGGGGTTCTTGCAATGCACCTTTACGGATACGTTCTTCGCTAATTTAATGCGGATAGGCTTCAAGGGAGTGATCTTAGTAATTACCGCTGCAGGATTGGGTGGGTCTTTCACGATCGATACTTCCGTTACTTCCCCTCCGACAGTCGCTAGATCAAGCCCTATCGTCATCTTACCGATAACGTCTTCCTTCTTCAACATACGCCGTTTGAACTCCGGAAGCTTATCCTTGTAGGTAGTCTCGAGTATCGAAAGGAGCTTGATACCTTCGGCGACATCAGTTTGCTTCGCAAACTCTTCTAACCACTTCCACGCATTGCGTAAGTCGATTGCCTGGGTAAGGTTGCCTGCATCCTCTAATGCCTGTGCACTGGTTAGTGCATCGTTCCGAACCTTCTCAAGCTGATCGAGGATGAACTTCATTACCAGCTCGTTTTCCGGTGGCTCCGTTTCCCGATACATTAAAATGGCTTCCGCTACCTTGCGCAAGCCTGCTTTTCTCTCATCGGCTCCCATAATTGTTTCTCCTCCGGTTTAATACGTCAATTTGAATATAACCCCACGGGTTAACTTCCGTTTTTACCCGTGGATTCGTTGCTCGCTGTATTATTCTGTTGGCCAAAATCTTTCCACTTTGCGTCCTTCGCTTCGGCTTCCGCTACCTTCGCTTTCGCCTCGTCAACAACACCGTGAGAAAGATATGCAAGGCGCTCTTTGTCACCCTCCAGGAAGTATACAGGCGACTTCTGTGGTGTCATAGCGACCTGTTTGATTACGTCGATTTGACCTCTACGGGGCCCCAGCAATATTCTTACTTGCTGACCCACTTTGAGGATCGGTATCTTCTGCTTCTTCGGCATGACTATCCCTCCAGTTAATGAATGTGCCGACTGTGATGTGCCACGGCTTGCCCGACTGAGGTAAGTCCTATCACCTAAGGCGAAACAGACACGTCAGTTCGAGTTTCCTTTTTGCTGTCAAGTGTGCGACTCTCCGCTCTTACATTCATCCTTACTGGGTGGCTCCCTTTGACTCGACTACATTGTAGTACTGCTTCCGGGAGCCACCCAAGACCGGCCTAGTTCATACTGAGTAGGAAGCCTCCGACTTTCATCAGGGCTTCACTCTTGGCAAAATCGAGACCCTTTGCCTCGGCTGTGATATTGTTAAAGACGTCCCAGGCACTGACTTCGGTCGGACCAGGTAGGCCTCTTTCCTTTTTATGAAGGTTGGAAGTCGCCAGGTAGACTTTTCTCTGCTCAGGATCGACATCGAAGATCTTATCGGTTTTCTCCGCATCGAAGAATCCGCGCACCTGGTTCCACAGTTTGGAGAATTCGGCGTCTTTCAGATTCCTGGTTGGCAATGCTTTCAAGGCCTGAACCACTTCACCCGCGTGCTCGTTAAGATGACGTATCCCATCGAGGAATCCATCCATCCCACCGTCTTCTTTGCGTGCTGTCCAACGTACGATACCGATATCGTCTCCGGCGATTGCTCCATTAGAGCAGATATGCCTGAAGGACATCAGTTTCGCCAGGGGTGTTAACCCACCGGTTTCGCTAGCAGTGAATACTGTGCCGATCATCACTTTGTCACCCTCGGTAGGTTCTACCAAAGTATCAGGAAGGATGGTTGCAAGGCGAACGCCGCGAGCACTCACTCTACCTATTTTAATATCACCCTGGATTTTCTCGAGAATGCGCTCGATCTTGGGCGCCACATAGTTGCCCTTTTTGACGTTGATAATATTGCCCTCGTTATCGATGAAGAGCTTGACGCCGAATGGGTCAATTGACTTCAACCGAGATACGACGGTCTGGAGTAAGTCGCTCGGAATGTATTCTCCGAACGTTGCCGGGATGTGCAATGAGGTCATCAGATTCTGAAAGCCCCATCTGGTGATGGGTAGCTCGTCTTGTCCGATCGAGACCTTATAGTCGTCGGTAACGGACAGCTGGTTGATTACCACCGGTCTCGTTGTGAAAGCGAAATCGGTCTTAATCTTCGCCAATGCCTCTTCGATTGATTCGACTTTGGCTTCGCGCATTGGTGCAAAGCGCTCCTGGACTTCTGTTTTTGCCATCTGTTTTCTCCTCTCACTAAATTTGTGTGACAGCTTAATTATACCGCCACGTCTGTTTAAGGTGGTGCCATCTAAGCACCCTTTTGCAATGCCTCCTTGGCCCTTTGTAAACCTTCGATCAGTTTGTCGATATTCTCGACGGTAATGTCAGGATCCACTGTCGCCAGAGTGAAACCTTTTCCGAGCTTCCACTCACCGGACTTATTGTCCAGCCAGGTATCTCTGATGTCGATGTAATCCTTTCCGCTGTAGGGTTGCAGTGCTACGCGAGATTTGGTTGTAGCGTTCTTCTCGAACTCTACGAAGACCTGTTTGGGTTCTTCCGCTTTGAAATCCGTTGCCATATGTGTCCCCCTTCTTAATTTATTCCCTTGTACGCGCCGAAGTAAGGTTTCTCACTCTCGATCTTGCCCTGTTCGGTTAAGTCAAAGAGTTCCTCACCATCTACTTTCCCAGCGAGTGCTAATCCCTTTCGAACGAGAGAGCTAACGACTCCTCTACCGACCTGCGCTGTAACTTTGGCTGTTTCAAAGACTGCCCAAGTGTACGTCCCGCCGTCTCCAGCGTCTCCCATATCGGTATGTCTGCTCGCGCGAAGAAGTTTGTGCTCCAGATCGGTTAGGTGAATTCTATTGCCAGAGCCAACTCCTGCCTGTGCGTAAGTGATTCTGAAAGTGTCGTTCGTCATTTGAGTGCCCTCCGTTTTCTCTACTGTGTTCTTCTATATTATTATAATAAGGGAAAACGGTGAGAATATCAAGGCGCCCCATCTATCCGTACATCGATGGAAATTCAACCCCATCCAGATCGCCACAGGCGTTCTCAATATCGTCTAAGTCTGAAGAGATATCGAAATCCTCATCCTCTACGGTGCCCTCTCCGTTGCAGGTCTCGCAATCGATCTTCCCTTCACCATCACAGCGTTCGCATTTAGTCGGACCATCTGACCCTCTTCCAGATTCGGACGTTTCACCTCTACCAGCGCAGTCGGGGCAGTCGATTCTTCCCTCAGTACACTCTTCGCAGTCCTTAGTAGGCTTTTCATCACGGAGAGCTTCAACGGCACCCATTAGCATAGCGGTACAGTAACCTAATCGCTGTGCTCTAGTCATGGGGTCCCTTCCGTATGGTTTAGTATACGTCACCTTGATTTTCTTGTCGCTCAGCTCGTCGGGCAACTCAATATTGCCTGAGGCAGTCTGAATGGTGTCGTATGCTGACTGAAGTGTGTCAACGCTCGTCCCCAGGGTTTCGTACTTTTGGGTGTTCTCAAGGCCAGTTCCTTCCATACCCGACTTCCAGGTCTCAAGTTCTTCGCGTAGTGAATCTATGTCCTCGAAGTTCTCTAGTGCGGCCGAAACCGTTACCTCGTCAGTTTGCTGTTTGTAGCTTCCCATTGGCTCCTCCTCGTACTTTAGTGGCTCGCAGTTACAGCGAGTCCGCGCATGGGCCTACTTCCCTATCCCTACTCTGTCACGCGGTTGCGGTCTTCTTTCAAGAGCACTAAGGTGGTTTCGGCTCCTCGCTGTAACTGCCAACCACTAAGGGGCACCCGGTAGGATTCGAACCTACGAAGATCCGTTGATCAGCGGAAACGTCTAAGCCACTGCGTCACGAGTGCCATATATCACGCTCTTGCGTTGTTTCTCGAACGCACGGCTGCTAGTTCGGTCTGCCCACCCGTCGATGGAACCTAGCTCCTTGGCCGTCTTTTCTCTCCCTTCGGGATAGTCCTTGTCTCGGGGCAAGAAAGAGCGTGTTCGGTTGTTAAGTTACTGTATGGGTTCGTCGACTTCGACGAACTCTTTTCCGCCACATTTCGGACAAGACTTCTTCCCTTTAGGAAGCAACCTGTTATCGACTTTACATCTCAGCCGTTTCTCAGTCTTGACACCCATGTCGGCATCGTTACCGGTATCGCCACCTATCTGTTGTGCGGCAGCGATTTCATCGATCTGAGCACCAGGAGCGTTACAGGCTGATTTCACTTCAGCTTCGTAAGCACTCTTCGCCTGTGCCATCTCTTCGTCAGACAACCATTTCAGTTTAATGCCGGAAGCGATCATGCACCCTACGTTCACAAGACAGACCGCACCCATTGCAGCATCGTGAACGGTTTTCTTCCGTTCTTCGTCCCGGTAACCTTCACTGAGGTAGATCAACCCTTTATCGCGATCGTAGGTGAAGGCATACGCCGTAGGTACCTGTTTCCGTTTCTCGGTTTCACCGAATGATCCCAGGGCACATAAGAATGCTCTGCAACCATCCTCGTACATCACTTTGCGCTGTACGATCTTGGTGACCCCGTCGACCTTTACGATCTCCGTGTAAGCGCCTTTTCCGTTTAACATTTGCGTTCCTCTCCTTATCGCAGTACTTTTATTGCTTCAGCTAGCGCCTGGGGGTTATACCCTCCCATTAAATTTGCGCGAGCGATTATGATCTGTCGAAGTTCGTCTCTCCTGTACTCGGGTATGTCCTCAACGGTGTCTCTCACTACTCTCCGTACGAACTTGTTGTATGTGCCCTTAAGTGATGCCCCTCTAATGACTGCCATCGTTTTCCCTCCGTATTACTTGTCCTTCTATTATTATAATAAGGGAAAACGGTGGTAATTTCAATGCCGGGGTTACTTCTCGCCATACTTGTCGTAAAACTCCTCGGCGCATTTTTGAGCGTGTTCGAGAGCGTCTTTAAGTTCTCCCTCGGCCTTCGACATCTCTCGCTCGAGTTTATCGTCACCCCTATTCTTGAAGAACCGTCTCATTCGCTGAGAGGTGGTCATCGCTTTGCGGGCTTGTGTGACGACTGACTCTAGCATGATGCCAACCCACTGCTCCTGTTTCACTTGCCAGTCATTCTCCAATGTTCGAATCGACCGAGCATTTGCTGGAATTCCATCTTCCGCAAAAATGCAATCACGTCGGTGTCGTTAATCGTATGGGTCTTCTCTGGAAAGAGGATGGGTAGGTTTCTCACGATGGTCGTGAGCTTAATATTGAGCCGTATTGCTTCCTCGTTATCAAGGAACTTCTTGTTGACGTCTCCCTTGACGTAGGTCATAGGAACTACAATGGGTCCCTCATTCTTGATTGCGTTATAGATCCCGGAGATCGTTCCGTACTTGGTTAACAGAAACGATGCAGTCTTCTCACCGAAGAAGCGAGGAACGTTATCGCTCGGGTCTCCAATGAGAGCCTTATACTCAGCAACCTGATTGGGTAAGATGCCGAATCGTGATTGCACGTTTGATGGTGTAACCTCGGCCTTAGGCGTTACGACCGTCACGTTGTTTGTCACCAACTGAAACATATCAGCGTCGTAAGCGTAAATGATGACGCGATGCCCCTTCTCCTCGGCCATCTTGGATAGCGTACCTATAAGGTCATCGGCCTCGTATTTTCGCATTTCGTAGCGTTCGATGTTGAACGCCGCGGTAGCTTCGTAAATTCCATTCCACTGAGCCCATAACTCCTCTACCTGGGGCTTATGATCGGCCTTGTACTCCGGATAGAGGTCTTTCCGAAATAACTGCTCTCCACGATCGAAACACGCCGTGATATAGTCGGGTTTGTACGTACGCAGTATCTTTATCAGTGACCCAACGTATCCGTGTATCGCCGCTGTCGGTTCTCCCTTCGAGTTAGAGAGTTTTGGCATTGCGTGGAAGTTCATCCGCGCTAGCCAGGTACCATCGATTATCAGTGTCGTAGTCAAATGCGCCTCCTGTACGCGAGAATCATTACCAATATTGTGATATCCATCACCAGACTCAAACTGTTGAACGCGAGTCCAACGATATCGGGGTTAGCGATAAAATACAGAAGCATTACGAGTGCCCCACTGATGAGGAATACGAACGTCAGAAGACTAACGTCGTGTGCAGTCTTGGTCTTCAGCAAACGAAGTATCTGCGTTAAACCAGCGGCTTGTGATGTTGCGACTCCGATGAGTCCCACTATTGCTTCCCAGTCCAAATATTACTCCTTGAGTGGTTTCTTCTCGTCCACCATTTCCTTTATCTGTTCCTCTTTACATTGCTGGCACATGGGCTTCTTGTTGTAGATGATTCCTATTGGATTCTTGGGCGTTCCTTCTCTTCCACACTTAACACATTTCGGGTATTGCTCCATGACAGCACCTCCCTCACATAAGCTTGCCCTTGTCTATATTATACGCGGGCAAGCTTAATAGGACTGATCGTTAGACCGTTTGAAGTGCTTTGACTCGAGTGAGGACTGTCTCTTTGATTCCCTTGAACTCCCCGTGGCTCTTTACTGTACCCGTAATAGTTACAACTTGGTCTTTCTCAAGTGGACTACCAGTGCAGAACCAGGTGAGGACGTTTCCATTCTCGTCAAGCATCTTATGGATGTAGGTGTCGCCGTAGTAACCGCTCATGGGTCTGACTTCTTTGACTGTGACCCTTGCGGTAATTTTGTCGTTGGGTTTTCCGATGTGAGTGCTCGGATTGAGTTTTGCTTCTTCGGCTTCCTTCCGTTTCGCTAATTCGCGCCTATACGCTGGAATGAGTGAAGCCAGAGTTCCGATGTCGTTTTGGTTAACGGTATCCTTCAACACCACTAACTTCAGACTGAGTAGGTAATCGTCCGTTCCCGGATCGAGTTCAGTGCGTGCCCAGTTCAGTGCGAGTTCCACTTCTTCGATCGCGGCCTCGGGGTGATTGATGTTCCATTGTCCGAGAGAGGCAAGACCCATATTGGTTTGGGCGAAGTCGGCCGTGGCTGATCCTTCCATGTGATCTTCGTAAGCCTTCCCTCTTGAGAGCCATCCCCGTCTTTCGATTGCGTCTACGACGAACTCGAGATACCGTTTGGAGTCGTAATTGATTGCGCTCGGTTTCTTTGCCTTGTACATTTCTGTCCCTCCGTTTTGTGTGCGTTCTATTGTCCCTTCAATTATATAATAAGGGAAAACGGTGGGAATTTCAATCCCGAGTCGTTATTCTGGTTGATGGTCTCGGTACCTTGACAAATGATACGCCTCCCTCTTGAAAGAGGTCATTAAAGGTCGTATCCGAGTAATCGCCATAGGTGACTACGCGCTTGATCTTCGCCTGTACCAATTGCTTTGCACACAATCGACATGGTGAGTGCGTGCAGTAGATGGTTGCACCCTCTAGACTGATCCCGTGTAGCGAACCTTGAATAACACAGTTCTGCTCAGCGTGGATTGCACGACAAACTTCTGTCCGCTCGCCTGAGGGTATGTTCTGCTGGTTGCGCAAGCATCCCAGGGATAGACAATCCTGAAATCCGCTCGGGGCCCCATTATAACCCGTAGTGAGGATTTGCTTGTCCTTTACTGCGATCGCTCCTACGTGTCGCCTCTGACAGGTGGATCGTTCGGCCACAACCATAGCCAGCTTCAGAAAATACTCGTCCCAGTTTGGTCTTGACATTAAGGCACTCCTCTATCCCATCGTTCTTCGCTACCATTCATATGTTCGTACTTCTCCTGACCGACCACTTCCTGGACGATCTGGTCAAGGTAGAATTGCTTATGGTGGGCCCCATCTATCTCACATGCGTGTATGGCCATTCGCTCAATCCTCTCGAGGTCAATGTCTCTCCCGGTCTTCGGATCCTTTACAACGTTCGGCATCTGTTTCACTGCTCCTTATACTTCAGTTGAGCGACCCATGCACTAGAGTTCGTCCATGTGATTGTTCCGTGGACAAAGAGCCTACCCAGATGCTGTTGCATCCAGTGGGAGTGCTCTATCTCGTCGCACAGCTCCTTCATTGTGTTACCTTTCGCTTCAACAATCAACTCTTTTCCCACTTCGAGCCTCCTTATAAAATACGAGTGGACCCCCACGGAGGTAGGGATCCACTCTTGAGGGACTTACGCCTTTCGGCGTCCGTTACGAGAGGGCAAGTCCCATAACGGCTATTTGTGTGGTGACTTCGTTTCAAAGATCCTACCGTTCATAATCGTGAACGCGTAGCCTTTCTTATCGTGGCCGTCCATCCACTCCTTCGTTTCTGGAGTAGATGCCCAGTCACCTAAGCGTTTACATATCTCGCAATTCTTTGCGTCGTGTTCTTTATTCTCACCAACCATATTCGATCCTCCAATATATTATACCACTACGAGTCGATTTGCTTCGAAGGTCTAACCAAAGACACTCTATTTCCAGCGCGGTTACCTTCAGTGTATCCTCCACCGTAGTAGCTAATCTCTGGCCCAGTGTGGTTTTTGATCTTCGGATATTTTTCGTCCATCCACTCTTTGATCGCTGTCTCCGTGACGACTACCAGTGCAGTACTCTTCTCGGTTGACTTCTTAAGGTTCATCCACTGCTCGTACAGCCGAGAGTTAACCCGGTCGACTAACCCGTGAAGGAAGTTGTTCTTCCATCGCATCGGGTGCTCTAGCATTCCACCTTCGCGTGCTAGTGTATGAAGTTCCATTGACTCGCCCAGACCCAATTCCTGATGGATTCTCTGAAGGTTGTGAAACTTCTTGCTTAGCTCCTGGTAGCGCTTTGACTTTACCTTGAACTTCTCCGTCTCCTCTTTCGCGATTTTCTCCGCCTCCTCGAGGATCCAGATGTATAACTCCTTAACGACTTCGACGTCCTGTTTGCGTCCTACGAACGAAACGTGATTGTATCCTACCAACCCCTTGCAGAAGTTGTATTCGGCTACACCGAATGCTAGGGTGAACTTCCACTCCTTTGGCTGGTTGTATCCCTGATCCGGAAGGTGCATTGTATCCTTCTCGATCTTGCTTGCGCCCTTGTCTGGTAGGTCGTAATCTTGTACGTCGACCATCTCCAGGTTGTGCTCGAACATGAGCTTTTGAGCGTGTTGCATGAACAGTTGTGCTTCCGCTTCGGTTGCACCGTTCTCGACTGTGTGGGCCATGAGCTTCTTGATGAGCTCCAGAATCGTCTCTTTGCCGTTAGTGTTAGTGGTCATCGATTTCCCTCCGTATTACTTGTCCTTCTATTATTATAATAAGGGAAAACGGTGAGAATATCAATGGGCACCATTCTCGTTAATCGTCGGCTGGAATTGTGCAACGAAGTCGATCACTTCCGGAGTGACAGTCGTCTTAGTCTTCGCCACATGCAGAACAGCGAGCTTCAGCAGTTGCTTGATATCTCGACCTGCTAGTTTCGGATGACGCTTTACGATCTCCTGGATCGTTGCTCTCGTAAGCGGCACGTTATTGAGTTCGGTCAGCACGTACCAGATCTTCAGTTGGTCGTCTTCGCTCGGACATTATAGTTGACGCGTGCGATACAACGACTAATCAACGCATCGTCAACCTCGTTAGCTCTATTGGTTGTCAAGAACAGAATCGACGTCTGGTATTCCAATACCCTGAGGAATGATGCAACGATGGCGTTGTGTTCCATATTCCGATCCCTGGTCTGGATGTAAACATCCGCTTCATCGATTAGTGCAATGGCTCCCCACCTACTCGCCCTCGATAGGAATTGCGTGAGGTTCTTCTCAACGGAGTCGGCACTGATTCCCAATTGGGCTGCCTGGATGGAGTATAGAGGTTTCTCGCTCGCTTCGGCAAACACTTCAGCGGTTAGGGTTTTACCTACGCCGGGAGGTCCACCTAGCAGAACAGTGACGCCCATTCCCTTACCCTCGATGATGTCATCGAAGCCGGTTCGGCTTTGAGCAATTAAGGTACCCACCAAATCCTTCGTCTTTTGGGGCAGTATCAATTTCTCATCCATATGGGTATCATATACGTATCGGGTTAGGAAGTTAACGTGAAGACGTAACCTGGTGTGTAATCTGAGGGCGAAGGTCATCACGAATGGATGAACGGGTATCTCTATCTTCGCAGACATCTCGGTTGCGTCACCCTTATCGGTTACCAAATCCTCTTCACTCTTGTCGCCCTCAGTTGCTTTAATTCCCTCGGGTGTAGCCCTACTCCAGAAGAATTGGTAAATCTTCGCGTCTCGATCTCCGCGACCACTACTGGATTCGCTAAAGACGTCAATCACAACTTTCTCACCATTCAGCATTCGGCGGTTGCCAAATCTGTTGTAGCGGTCCGAATCGTAGTCGGCAATTCCCGAACCCTTAGCGGTATACTGAATACCGACCTGAGGAGCTATCTCGTTAAACTTCGCAACCTCGGCCAGGTATGCTTTACGCAGTTCGGGCGTTTCGACAAAGTAACCCGATCTCGCTAACGACTCGGATGCATTCTGCCCAAGGCAGTTTTCGGCTAGGAATCTTACTGACGCCGCTTGTCTCCCCCCGAACTCGTTGTACAGGAGTTGCAGTTCAGTCTCGGGCGGACGATAGTTATCGCTACGACTTTCCTCTTCGTGGAAGATAACCTGATTAACGTAGTACGCGATATAGGTCTTCCCGTCTACATCTTCGAGCTGTTTGTAAATGCGGTGTCCAGGAACGCGCCTCAGGTATTCTGTCAACAGTGAGGCGAATTGCTTAACCGAGCGTGGTCTCTGTTTTCCAGCATCGCCCATCGCTCTTTTCCAGAGATCGATGTCCTGTACCAGAACGGCCGCTCCCTTGAGCTTTCGCTCAGCGAGGGCTACTAACTCACTCCGAATGAATTCGGTCTGGTCTGTGGTAAGCTTCGCGAGGCTGAGGTGGAAGTCATCATCCATGCGGTAGCCACGCGTGTTCCACTCGATGCCTACTTTGCGGAGTTTCTCCTCACCTATCTTCTCAGCGAGCTCCTTCGTGATCTTGATGTCCATTAGGCTTTCTTGCCCTCCTGTATTTTCGTCAGCTCGGTAGCCAACTCTGCTTCCCGAGCGAGCATCCTTTTCTGGTCGTCAGCAATTTCCTTCAACGCCTTCTCGTACTCCTTCTTGGCGTAGGCATTTCTGGATGGAATTGCTTCCAGTTGTTTCCGTATCGTTTCGAGGTCTCTGTCAACGAAGTATTTCCGTTCGGCGTAGACTGAATATCCACCACCGCTATGTCCTCTGCTCAATGGATCACTGGGGATGTAGCAGACCACTGCCTTGTAGCCCTTCTTCGTAAACTCGGCATCTCTCCGAGCCATTACCTCGTCCTTGTGATACGAGTGATCGTAGATCCCAGTGAATTCATATCCCTGTGCGCGTGCTTGTGCTTCGTTCATTTCGTTCCTCCGTTTTCTCTACTGTGCCCTTCTATTATTATAATAAGGGAAAACGGTGAGAATATCAATGGCCGTTACCTCTCTGGCTATCCTTGTAGCGTACCTCTCTGATGCGGTCACTGATCTTGCTATTCTCGTCTCTCAGGCGGTTACATTGTTCACAGTGACATGGCGTTCCCCGAGCCATCCTCAGATCGTGGTAACCAATCAAATTGGAGCGTTCCTTGTACTCCCTGTCGAGAAAGTCTATGCTTCGCATGCGAAGCACTATTTCGATTGGTTGCATGTATTTCCCTCCGTGTTAAAACGGTTAAATTCCCGTGGATCTTATGTCCCCTGGATATATTATACGTGCGTAAACGACCTAGTAGCTCGTATTGTAGGTCTCTTGCCTCGCGTCGGTTGGATACACGTTCCTCAAGTGGTTCACGGATGCCCAATATCATACAGAACTTCGTGATCGTCCTTATCTGTCCTGGCGTGGGTCTCAGCTCGATTGAGGATCCAGCTTTATACAGCACCGGTTGCTACGTCCTTCTTGCGATACCAGAGAACCCATTCCTTACCTTGCCACGGGTACTCAGGCTCTCGTGAGATCTTGCAATCGAACCCGTATGGTGTGCCCCACTTCTTCGATCCTTCTATGGCATCGGTCTCTGTCTCAAACCACTCACCCGCTTTGAATTTCTTCCCATCGAAGTCCTTCCTGAGGATGTGGCTCTTCGCTTCCTTGTAGGGTTTTGAATCCCCCATTAAATATTGCCTCCCGCTTTAATTTGGATGACCCACATGCAAGCGAGAATGTCTTTGACCAGTTTTGTGAAGTCGGCATAATCGCTATCGACTATCATAGCCCAGCTGGTGTTCTTGTCTGGGCTGACTAATATCTTTCCTGCAGTCTGAAAAGTAAGTGTGAAGTTCGGGGTATCGAAGTCGCCCTTCAACTCGAGCACCGGTTTGTCTTTGCTCCAGAAGAAGCCATCGAAGCAGAACTGTTTCGTCAGTTCTGGTTTGGTCTGTGCAATGAGTTCGTTGACGAACTCTCTGCGGTTAGCATCGCGAATCATCTTTCTGCCCTCGAGGTGATTGCAAGCGTCAGTGTGGTCTCTGTATCCACCCGCTTGTGCGATTTTGTCTTCGAATGCCCTTATCGATTTGGCTGTCCCCATGTACGTTTTCATTTCGTTCCTCCGTTTTCTCTACTGTGCCCTTCTATTATTATAATAAGGGAAAACGGTGAGAATATCAAGCTGTACGGCGGACAACCATTACCTTATCGCACTCGTGGTAGTACTCAATCGTCCATCCTGAAGCACGTAGACGTTTGATCTCGATCGCTAGGGAACAGTTGCGATGCCCATTTGCGGTCAGGCAACCCACATCGTCGTGAGTTATGCGTTTGCACTCTCCTACCTTCAGATCGCGCAACGCTCGTGTGCTATCGGACATACGTCCACCACGTCCCTTAGGCATGTTCCACTCGGCGTCTTCTACCTTCACAGCATCACCTTTAGACATTGCTCGTTCAGCTTCTTCAAGGCCTCCCTCTGTTCATCATTCATCGCGTATGCAACAAGTGCAACTCCGATCGCCTCTTCGCGCTGCTTCATATTCGGAACGCACCAGAAGCTAGGTTTGAATTCCTCGATGATCACTTTGCGAAGCTCAGTGTAGCCCATTCCCTTCGCCTTAAGAGCGTTAATGCGTACTTCCATTTCCTGTATCATTATCAGCTGGGTATTGCTCAGCTTGTTATCAGCCATAGGACACCACCTCTTCAAATCTTCTTTCAATCTCGGGTCGTTTCTTGCTTGCTCTTCCCGAGCAGATTGAATCGGCGACTTTCCGTACGACCCATCGGCGTTCTGATGAACATTGGATGCTATCGAGCGAATCTCTTCTTCTTCGTCTCGTGGTGTCATTTTGTCATCTTCTCCAGTCGCCTCATTGCGGCGTTCATTAGGGTAATCGAAGCTACCAGGTGATCTAGGTTTTCTCTGTCGTTAGCATAAGCAGGTGTCTGCATGCGTGCATTTATGATCGCTGTATTCAGTTCCGCCCTAATCATCCCGATCGGGTTGGGCTTAACTTCCTGGGGTGGTGTAACTGTGTTACGGTTAACCCAGAACCCGTCACCTCCAGGATAGTTAGTATCGATCTTGATATCGGAGTCACCCAAGTCCTCGGTGACCATTGCATTCTCGCCCCTGTACTTTACGACTTTGCCCTTGAGGTTTTCCACTAAGACACCTCCCAGTTCAGCTTCGTGACCTTCCATCCGGTGTTAGAGCAAAGGAATAAGGTTCCATCGATGTCTACCATATCCCCTACCATCATTGACGTGTGTAACTTCCGCTGGCGAATGACTTCTTGCTGAATGGGTGTTGCCAGAGGATTGTCACGACCACTGTCCGGTCCGTTGAAGATGGCGAAGATGTCATCGGGGCAAGTGACATCGGTTCTCTCACCCTTCCAAACGATCTCGTAGTTCTCCATCAGGTCGGTGAAGGTGGGTGTGATCATTCCGAATTGGATATCCACTATACGCTCATTTCTCGTTTGTGTCTTCTCGTCGAATGACCGTTTCATGTAAAAGACTGCGACCGTTACTTTTCTGGTTTCCATTGCGTTCCTCCGTATGCCCTATTTTGTTCTACATTATAATTATACGGTGAAACGGTGGTAATATCAAGTCCAGGCTACTCCTCAATCATCTCCATCAACATCCCAAGATAGAAAAGAGTACGTGGGCGATAGCTCATTACGTCGGCACTCACATTGACGTGCTTATGCTTCAAATCCAGGAACGGTCGATTGTTATGCACGTGTCCATGAATAGCCCACCCTTTCCAATTGCGTGGGATACTATCGGGCTCGTGGCATACGTAAATCAGATTATTCCCGTACTTCACGATAACGGCATCGGACACGAACAATACTCGATCGAGTACTGAGGTAGGCCTTATGCCTTGATCGTGACTGCCCTTGATGTAAATCTTATTCCCGTTCAGTTGAGTAAGCCACCAACGTGCTGGGCGTGCGCCTCTCCCGAAGGACATGTCACCAACGAATATTACTGTATCGTCGGGCTTGACATTGTTGTTCCAATTGTTAAGCAACGTGGTATTCATTTCGAGGGCCGTCTTAAAAGGCCTACCGCAATACTGAATGATGTTGGTGTGGTCGAAGTGTGGATCGGAAATGAACCAGGTATGGTGTAAGTGTCCTTCCGTTACTTCGTACGTGGGTGTTTTTCCGTTCGCGTGACTCATCTTTTACGTTTTCTCTCCATCTCGCATTCACAGGGTTCCTTCCAGGCAAAGTCGTCTGAGTAAGAATCGTCACAGAAGATTGCCTTCTTATGAAATATACCACAGCGCGGACACAAGTAGTACGCGAACATGTGATACGCTAACGAGCATACAAAGCTCAGAGCGAATAGCATTACTACCCCTATTGTAATTGCATACCAGAGTGGCATTTCGACCTCCTTAAGACCCGTTCGGGAAGCGCCATCGTCCCTTGTGCTTTGCGTCCCGATAAGGGTGCTTTCGTTCATTATATTTTGGTATCCGATCCGCTTCGACTAACTTGCTTATCTCGACTGAAGTTAGCTCGAACGTCTTCTTGGCAACTATATCTGACTCGCACGCGATCACTACCTCGACACCCTTCTCTGATGCAAGTGTGCGGATAGCCTTCAGTGCGGCTTGGTCTGGATTTCCTATGATCAGGATCTTCTGCTTCTCTTCCACTACCACGTCCCCTTCGTGGGCGCCATCTGGATGATGAACTGTGGGCACCCGTCAACCATTATCAGCTGATTTCGTAGGCGCCATCTATCCGTTGGCGTACAATCTACCTCCAGGCCAAAGTCATAACGCTTCTGGATAGTGGGTTTCGTAGCGAATTGATTTTGCCACAGTTGGTTAAGGCGTTCGGTAAATAGCGGTAGCGACATTCCTACACGCTTCATCACCTTATGCAGTGAGCACCAGTAGATGTGCTCTTCCGACTGAACCTGTCTATAGGCCTCCCACAGAGCCGACTCGAAGACTCGAAGTTTGACGGCCAAGTCATTAGGGATCAATTGGTCTTGAGACGCTTGTATCCCCAGGCTTGATTCTGATAGGTGTTGCTGTATCGAGGAAGCGATATTTCCCTCTCCACTCGTGCTTGTCGGTTGTGTATCCATCTATCGTACTCCTGTGCTTAGCTTCGAGCTGTACTTCGCCTTTCGTTTTGTAATCGGTATCGTACCAGACGTTAAAGTGTCGATTCAGAACCTGAACGCACTTCTCTGTCTCGCGGAATTTCAATCCCCTTACGGTAAACTCAATCATTACGGTGAACCTCCATGTCGTCTAAGGTGCATCATTACTTCCTCGGGCACGTCGTAATAGAGATCGTCAGAGATGCACCTCCTGTAGAAGTCCTTGTCGGATTCTGTTATCGGCCTATCACCAGTATCGATTTGGTGTGCCCTTAATCGTCGCCTCAGTTCGGGTTCTCGACAATCAACGCGAGCTACCATACAGAACTTTCTGCTCACCTGACGATAACCTCTCAAGACGAGAAGCTTCGCTACGGCCTCGGGCTCGAAGGTTTTGAGGATCGTGGCGTTAAAGTTCTCTCCCTTAACGCTAAGGTTTAGGTACATTAGGATCCTCCTGTTTGAAGGTTACACTCATTCCACTGTAGGTTGGTGTACCGATATACACTTCGGTTCCATCTTTCTCGCAACGCCAGTTGCATCCGTGAACAGAGCCGTTTCCGCCCCCACCGGATAGCTTCATGATCTCACCACACTTCGGACATCGTACCTGGAGTAGCAGTTCCATCAGTTCGTAGGTATTGTTGGGCGTATTAGTAATAGGTATCCCGTGAGCGATGGAGCACTCGATTGCGCGTGTGCGGTAGTCCTTCTCTTTAACCCCGTAGGGCGTCTTCTGACCGAAGAAGTGGTTCTCCAGGGCCACGGTTGCATTGACTTCCGGGTCGGTATCAATGTTTGGTATCGTACGTTTCAGTTCGCTTATCTTCATACGTTCCTCCCCAGGATCGCGCTAGCGGTCCCGTGTAGTATTCGTTCTTTCTCTTCCGGGGTTGTACAAGCGCTACAAATGCTACCGAGCTCCGCCTTTAGTGCGTCAGCACCGTAGAGGCTTCGGTTGGTTGTATGGAGTGGTTTTCCACATCGCTTGCATTTGGTTTCCACAATGTAGATCCGTCGGCCCATCGTTGTGCCTCCTCGACTATCATTTGGTGGGTTAGAGCGTTCCCGAAGGAACGCGCTAGCGTCATTAACGTTTCGTTACTGAGCATGTTCCTTATTCCACTTATCGCATTCCGCTTTGTCCTCGGCGTCTCTCTTTGCGATAATCTCTTTTCCGAGTTCTGGCATGACAGAGTCGATCCAGTTGTTTGCGGTGACCTTATCTACGATCGCGTCATTGTTCTTGATCGCAAGTCCTTCCCGATCGACGATCTTGACATTGAACCCTCTCAGTTTCGGTTCCCAAGTGATCACTGGGGTGTAGTTCAGATAGGCGTGTCCCAGATCGGTAACATCGAAGGTCGTGAGTGCTTCACCTGTACCATTGACCTTCTCTCCCTCTCCGACTACTGCGAGTCTTTTCTGGATGAGCGAGCTGATAACTCCGCTCGCGATTTTGCCATCGAGTCCACTATGTTCGATTGCGCTGAAGGTGTAAGTGGCTCCTCTGCCACCATCGCCATATTCACTATCGATTGCGCCCTGTAGCACTGCCCGTTCGTTCTTCGTAATGTTCATCGTTGTCCTCCGTTTTCTCTACTGTGTTCTTCTATATTATTATAATAAGGGAAAACGGTGAGAATATCAAGCCAGAGTCAATAAATTGCATACGCCTCATAACGCTTTACGCACTCAGGACAACGGGAGTGCAAAGCGTCTCGCGCTATCTTGGCTAACCCGGTAGGAATCAAACTCAGGTCGAGATACGACGTATCGGGAACCTCTAGTGGTGTGCTATGCTTCATCCCACGTCTCTTCATCTCGATTGCAAGTGCCCCATGCCTTTCCTGAAGGGTTGATGGGTTGAGTAATCCCTTGCTGAGATAGCCATCCATCTTCAACTTCCTCTTCAGGCACCCTACGAACATGTGATGTTCGCAATGCTCTCCAAGTAAGTGGGCGTTACAGAGTCCCCTCGGATCAATATCGTGCCACTGTCTCATGCTTGTGGACCACGTTCCATCTGAAGGAAGACGCGTCGAAAGTCCTCGTCCATCTTGAGCTTGACTTGACCTCGGTCATTGTAGAAATGAATGATTGGGTTCTTCTCCGGGAAGGTTGTTGCCTGCTTTGTAACGGATACCCTTAATGCCTTCGATGAACCTCTTATTCATCTGCGGATCAGCCTCCATCATCCGGAATGCTTCAGATGCGGAAATCTCTTTCATTTCTTCACCCCATCGAGTAACTTCTGTGCCTCACCCTTCGTTAGCTCGTTAAGCTGTTTGAAGGTCTTCCACTTCGATTCAGGATCCTCCCCAAAGGTATCGTGCAACTCTTTCGAGATGGGGATCATGATGTCCCCATCAATACCCTCTTCAGGCTTCCAATTGATGTCTGACTGGTGTACTCCCACGACCTCGTTAATATTGGGTGCATAGATGGCGTACCAGTAGAAGCGTTTCGGATTGGGTCCCTGGCGACATTTAATGTCTGGACAACGGTCTCGCTTGTTTCCGTGATCGCAAACGTTCTGCTCGAGCTCAAGCATTAACTCCTGGGCTGACTTCTTCGCTGCCCAATTACATCCGTGCATATGGGTTATGTCAAGACCATCGGGTATCTCGTTGTTAGGGTGCTCAGTGGCACACAGCTTCAGCCACTCGTCTCTCGGAATCGTCTGAAGGTTGCGATCGAACGCTCCAATGCTGTGACCACAGTCGGATACGATAATCGGTGAGGACAGCCCATAAGGGATGTAATCGTAGAAGTACGGTTTACCGCAAACCTTACACTTTACGTACGCCCTCTTGAGTCCCTTGTCGATCGGTGGCTCAGTATACGAGGGTTCGTACTTCGGGTTCGGTATTCCCTTCGGTAGTGAGCAAATCCTCATCGCAGTTCGACCGTGCTCGTCGTGAAAGTAGATGACACCCCGGTCTTGATCGATTTCCAGAGTGCCACGAATCTCTATCGTCATAATGGTAACCTCCTACCATATTATACCGTATTTCCACGAGGTGTAGCTTCCTTATTTCCCTGGATGTAGGTTGTTGGCTACATAATTTATACGCCCCAAATTATAGGGCGTTTACGAATTCCTCGATGGTGTTACTTTTCAGTGCGAGTCCGTGCACTTCTGCCATAGCATCTCCGATCTTTCTGGTACCATTGATGCGCCCAATGAATTTGTTTAAGGCTTTCTTCAGCTGGGGTGTCTCGACTCCACGACCACTAATAGTCTCCCCACCGTAGCTGGTTGTGAGGTTAAGGCGTTTGGCAGGAGTCTCGGTAATCATTACGCGGACCCATTCGGGCTGGATTGTCAGTGATGCTTTCATCGATCCCTCCTTTACGCTTTCACCCAGAACTTTTGTGTGCGAGTAATACCGTTGACTGTAAAGGTCTTCTCGATCTGTTTCTTCCCATCGTAGAAAGCAACGTTGACCTTATGCTCTTCTCCAGCTGTGGGAAGGTTGATCTCGGGTGCGCGGGCATCCATCGGAATCTCGACGGTCTTGAGTTCATCGCCCACTAATCGTAAAGCGTACTTGCGTCCCTCTACGATACAAGCGGTGTCATCGTCTACCCACTTGCACATCGCCCCCTCCTGTTTCGTTTCACCTATTAGCGCCTGTGCGCGTTGTGCTTCTTCGTATGCCTTAATTGCCTTGCGTGCTTCTACTGACAGTGCCATTTGACTTCCCTCCGTTTTCTCTACTGTGTTCTTCTATATTATTATAATAAGGGAAAACGGTGAGAATATCAAGTCCGGCGGGATTGGGTTTCTACTTCTTCTCGTCAAATTGATTTCGCAGTTCCTTCATGGCGAGAATACGCTCTTCGGCATAGGCTATTTGCTTATCGTAGCGTACCTTGGATTCTGCGATTGCCTCTTCTCTGGTTGCGAAGGTATTCCGTTCGTATTCGGTTCCACGGTTGATGGAACTCCATCCACAACTCCGACCTTCGCCAGTCCAGT